ACATTTTTGAAAATTCCCCCAGGAACCTATCTGTTTTCCAATTTGTCACTTGGAGAAAGTTTTGAGGGAAAGGGAATAATCGGATATGGCCGTGAGGCTACAATTTTAGAGCATACAGGATCAGCACATGCTATTGATATGAACAAGACGGCAGGTGCTGCCATTACTGGAGTAATGTTGAAGGATTTTGAACTTGATGTGGATGCAGACACGGTTCATGGCATTTATCTAAACAAATATTCCAGAACCCTCGTTGAAAATATTTATATCAAAAATGAATCTGGCGATCAGCAAACCGGCGATGCGATAAAATTTAACACCGATTGCTTTAGCAGTATTGTCAGGGAAGTATCCATCGCATATCCCAGTAATTACGGCATTTATATCGGGGATAATTGTGGAAACATAAAAATAACGGCGGATGTGTCACATGCTGGGGTGGCTGGTTTTTATCAAACTGGTACTTCTTACGGAATACGATATATAAGTCCTTCTGCTCAAAGTTGCGATATTGGGTTTTTAATTGACAGCGGGCAGCAAACCAGTTTCATTGCCCCGTATTTTGAGGGCACCGTCAACGAGCTTTTTTATTTCAGGGGGAATGACGCTACCCCCAACAGAAATACCATAATCGGAATAAGTGACTCTAGCACTGATGGGATAAAAATAGATAAGGCCAGTTGGCTGACCATTATAGGGGGAAAGATACATGACCTTCTTATTACGAATACATACCCAGGGAGCGTGGGAGATATATTTTTATTTAATGTGTATATTGCTGGTACTATTACTGATAATCAAGGGGTTTTACAACGATGTAAACGGGGGTTCTTCCTGAAAAACAGCACCCCAACTTCTGGGATTTTAACTTCTAATGTCACAACTGATGCTAACCTTAGATTCCGAATTGAAGCAGATGGAAAGGTTAAGTGGGGGGATGGATCAGCTGCACAGGATACTAACCTTTATCGTAATGCCGCAAATGTATTAAAAACTGACGATAAACTGATAACGAATGTTGGTCTTGGCGTAGGTAATTCTGTAGCAAACACTAATACACCAAGTGGAGCAACCGCAAAGGCAGTTGAAGTTTTTGACGCCAGCGGTAATTCTATTGGTTATATCCCTGTATATGCAGCCGAATGGTAGAATGCTTTTGCTGAAGGTGATATTGTCAGCATGGATATTAACCAAATTGCTACCAGTGCAGCGGATTTGAATATAATTTGCAGGTAAACCATCTTTAAAAGGAGGTAGAATCATGGCAGGATGGACAAACAAAGGAAAAATGAGGGCTGGGTTGGAGGGTTATTTTCGGGCAGTGGCTACTCCAACGAATCTGTATGTAGCACTGGTAACTTCGGCTAGTGCTCCTGATGCTGATACAAATACCTTAAGCGATCTGACTGAGATTACTGCTGGTAATGGATATACTACTGGTGGGTATCAGCTTACTCCAGGAGCTACTGATTTTGATGTGCTGACCGAGGATGATACTAATGATCGGGCATTGATTCAGATTAAAGATATTGTCTGGACAGCCAGTGGAGGGTCAATCCCGTCAGCAGGCGGTGGGGCTAGGTATGCGGTGTTGATTGATGATAATGCCACTGTAGCCGACCGTGAGGTACTGGCCTATTGGGATTTGACTTCTGACCGTACCGTCAGTGACGGCCAAACTTTGACCTTACAGGATTGCGAGTTAAGGCTGAACGAGAGTTAGGATTGGGGAAAATGGAGGGGGCTGAATTTTCAGTCCCCTCTAAAAGCAAAGGAATTGTCTATATGAGAAAAATGAGTTACGATAGTGTGCAAAAAATTGCCAGGGCAGCCGACGGGAGTCTGCGTGATGCTACTACTATGTTTGAGCAAGTTTTGTCTGGCTGTAGCGATCAAGACAGAATAGAAGGGAAAGATGTAGATCGGATATTAGGAATAACAGATGGGAAGATGGTGGAAAACATGGCTATTGCCATATTGTCTCAAAACGGAGCCCTGGTTATTGAACAAACAAAAGAATTAATGAACAAGGGGGAGAATCTGGTTTATTTTGCTCAACAACTAATGAAATATTTTAGAAATTTGTTACTATTAAAACTATGCGAAAAAACTGATGATTTGCTGGAAATAACCGACAAGGAGTTGAGGGTGTTGAAGTATCAGGCTGATGAGGTGTCTACCCCAAAATTGATTCAGTTGATTGAAATTATGTTGGAAAACGAGGGACTTCTCCGGCAAGCATTAAACACTCAGATAATGCTGGAAGTAATATTACTCAAATTATCGGGATTATCATGTCATTAGGATTACCAAATATGGTGGCTGCATAGATCAAGAAAGAAACCTAACAAGGAGAATCTAATGGCCGAACTTCTCATAAAAGCAATAGATGCAACTCACTCTGACCCCGTTAAGGATAAAGCTGGATGCTATAAGCGGGGAGATATAGTTGTAATTATGCCTGATGGACACGAGTGGGGTAAAGAAGAGAGGTTGCCCAAATTTATGGTAGTTAAAATACCTGGTATGTCTGTTGCTGAAGCCCGGAAATACATTGAGGGCGAAATTAATGATACTAACCCTGATAATATAATTACGATAACTCGCAGAAAGCATAGTTTTCTCGTTGATGATACCCCGTCAAATATCAAGGATGAGCTCAATACTAAAGGTGAAATAACTGTAACCTGGGATGAGATTAAGGGTTTTGTTCAGGATAAACTAACAAAAACCTAGAAAGGGAAATGTTATGGCAATTGCCAAGACAAGAACAGACCTAATTGGTACTTCGGTTTCTAAAACTACGATTACTGCGGGTAGTTCCAGTACATCAGCATCAAAGGATTGCTCAACCTTTGTTGGTATTCAGATAGGAGGAGGCATAGATTTTGGGGGAACGCCAGATGATGATGTATTGGTGGAAGTGCTTAGTTCGCCAGATGATACCAATTTTGATACTATAGCCATGCCACCATTTAAAATTGGTTTTTTGGCCTCTAGCACAGTGCAAAAAACAATCAGGATCGGGCCGGAGGATAAATACCTGAAGGTAAAAACAACCAATGAGGATTCTACTGATAGTATAGATGCTTGGTTATTTTTGATGGGGATGACCACTTAGGGAGGGAAATGTTATGGCAAAGCTGGATGCACAATGGGAACTAACAGATATAACCAAGGGGAAGGCTAACATTAGCATAACCCTTTCTTTTGTTACCGAATTTGGTAGCAAGGGATTTTGTGTTGCTTCTAAACCTGCCGAAGAAAAGGATGGTGTAGAAATACTAACTAATCATTTCGTGGAGGTAATAAAGGGATATATGAGAAGATGTTGTTTTAGCGAAAAAGATATTAAAAAAGCTCCTCCAGGTAAATATGAATTTATTCAGAAGTTGAGAACCATATGGGAAGAGAAGGGATATGTGTTTGGCTTTGATCCTGAGGAAATGCCTATAATACCGCCTGGCGAGATAAGAGAAATTTCTGCACTGCTATCTAAAGCATTGACTACATAAGGAGACCAAAATGGCAATAACATGGGAACTGGTGAGTTTAACAAAGACAGAGGATATGATTACTTTTGCCATTCATTCAACTGAGAAGATTGTCAAAAGTATAAGCAGTATAACTTATTCAAACGGTACTGCATTAGTAACCACCGGAACAGATCATGGCCTAAAGACATCCCAAGAAGTAAAAATTGCTGGTGCAAACGAGAGTGAGTATAATGGTATATTTCAAGTTACGGTTTTAAGCGTAACCACGTTTGAATATGCCGTGGTTGGAACACCATCAACGCCTGCTACTGGTACAATTGTTGTAGGATATCAAGAAGTTATCTCTTATGCAGAAAAATTTAATTCTACGGAGGGAGATGGAGATGACAAGGCGAAAGCCCGCTTAAAGGGTACTATTAATGCCGCCAGGAGTAATAAAACAGATGCCGATACAATTGAATTAGCGGTGAAAACGACTTTAGACTTGGCTAATTTTGAAACTTACTTGGGAACATAATCATGCACCCAGACGCATATCCTTTTCAGATACCCTTGCAACATCCATCAGATGATGACTTGGTATTGCATCTGCCATACCAAGAAGGAACTGGAGGGGTAGTTTTTGATTTATCTGGCAATGAGAACCACGGTATCCTTGAAAGCCCGGCTTGGATGCCTGGCAATGATGGGTGGGCGTTGAATTTCATTGCTTCTGACCCAGACAATATAACGATTTCGAAAGAAAGCGAAATAATTACAGGGACGCATGATTGGACACTAGCGATATGGGTTAAGCCTACAACGAATCCTGCGGTAGCTTGCATGGGACTACAATGGCAATCAGAATCAGGGCGGAATGATTATTTGATGGCAGGGGTGGTGGCAACAATGGTAGTTGCTGTTTATCATCCAGGCGAGGTCAAACTCGTGTCTGATGTTGCAAATGCAATTGACATTGGTGTTTGGCAGCAATTTGCGCTAACAAGAAATGGTGACAATTATGCTTTATACAAAAACGGACTTGAAATAAGCACTGGAAATCCGGCGGGAGTAGATTTTGGGTCAGGGCCGCCTTTTACTGATTATAAAATAGGAAGTTACGTTACCGGTTCTCAGGCTTTTGATGGTTTACATGGTGGGGAGTCTGTTTGGCAGCGTGCACTCTCTGCTGATGAAGTCATGCGACTTTATGAAGAAACCAGATCATGAAATATCTTAATCCACAATGGAATTTATTGCCAGCAGTCGCTGAAGAAGAGGGGGTAACTGTAACCCCAAACCCTGTGTCTTGTATTGCAGCTACCCTTATTGGCGGCATTATTTTAGGCAGCGTTGCTGTTACCCCCGCCCCCGCCTCAACTATCGCAGAAAGAGTCAATCCTGCCGTTATTCAAAGTAGTATTTCTGTTACTCCTTCACCTTCCGCATGTATCGCTACTGGTGTTGACCCCATTGTAATTGCGGGTAGCCTTAATATTACTCCAACCCCAGTTAGCCTGGTAGCTGCTAAGGTTGACCCTATCGTTGTCTTGGGCAGTACATCAGTTACACCATCACCCATTAGTTGTATAGCTTCGGTAGTTGATCCAATTGTAATTGAGGGTGGAGTAGCCGTAACTCCCGCTCCCGTTAGTTGCATCGCTGAAATAGTTAACCCTACCGTTATTCTTGGTTCAGTCAGCTTAACACCTACACAGTCCTACTGCGTTGCTGTTAGCGTTGACCCTACCGTTTTTGCTGGTGTAACCGAGGCAATAAAAACAGTTAAATCATCGGGCGGAGACTATACATCCCTCTCTGCGTTTGACGCAGGGGAACAGCGCAATCTGGTTACCGCTGATGAGATTGCTGTGGCTGAATGCTACGCTTTTGAGGATGGGACGGCTGTTGATATTAATGGCTGGACTACAGATTCAACTAGATATATTAAAATCTATACTCCCACTTCGGAGAGACATGACGGGAAATGGGATGCTACTGCATATAGATTGTCGTTATCAAATCCCTCTGCATATATTCTGATTTTAAGAGAAGATTATATCAGAGTGGAAGGGTTACAATTATACCAGCAAAGCGATACTGCCTCTGGAATTCTTTTGTTAATTGCTAACGCAGGAGAGATACAGATTTCTCACAATATTCTAAGGGGAACACCAGCAACTACATCTGGAAGATATATGTTTAATTTGAGTGGTTTCGGGCCTAATGGAACAGTTAAGATATGGAATAATTTATTTTACGATGGACGCTATGGAATTCGCCATTCTTTCGGTAGTGCAGGTAATACATACATTGTTTACAATAATACCGTTGTAGATGTTGAGGCTATTGGAATACAGTTTAGCGATAGCGTAGGTGATGTAACGCTCTATCTTAAGAATAATTTAGTACAGGGAACGGATACTAATTATACGGTTTCTAGTTTTACCAGTTTTACGCATTCTAACAATTTATCCGAAGATGCTACCTCACCGGATGCCACCTATCGCAGTAAAGTTGTAACCTTCGAGAATGAGGGGGCCGATGATTTTCATTTAGGGTCTGGGGATACTGAGGCAAGGGATAACGGAACAGATTTATCTACTGATCCTGACGGACAACTTTCCTTCTCAGATGATATAGACGGGGATACCAGATAACATGGCATGGGATATAGGAGCGGATGAATATGTTGTGGGTGGGGTAACTATAACCCCAAGCCCCGTATCTTGTATCGCAGCGGTTTTAATCAGTGCTGTTGTGTTAGGCAGCGTTGCTGTTGCCCCCTCTCCGGCCTCAGTTATAGCTTCAAGAGTTAATCCTGCTGTTCAGCTAGGAAGTATTACTGTAAGCCCTAATTCTGTCAGTTGCGTTGCCGCCGGTGTTGACCCTACTGTAATTGAAGTGGCCATCGTTCCTGCTCCGGTTAGTTGTATCGCCGCTGTCGTTTCTCCAAGTGTTGTTTTGGGTAGCACGGTTGCTTCCCCCACTCCTGTTGATTGCATCGCTGAAAGAATTAATCCTACTGTTCAGATAGGGAGTCTTGTTCTTACCACAACCCCATCTAGTTCAGTAGCCGCTAGAGTTGATCCTGCCATTATATTAGGAGCTGTTTCTGTTACCCCACAGCCGGTTAGTTGTATAGCTTCGGCAGTTGATCCAACTGTTATTCTTGGTAGTATATCAGTCGCCCCGTCACCAGTTGTATGTATTGCGGGCGTGGTTAACCCTGTCACTGTTTTAGGTTCAATTTCTGTCTCTCCTTCACCATCCAGTTGCATAGCTTCCATTGTCAATCCTATTGTAATTGAGGGTGGAGATATAATCATTACCCCCGCATCCGTTAGTTGTATTTCTGGGAGAGTTAACCCTATCATCGTTTTAGGGCCAATCATCATGACCCCCCAGCCAGCTAGGGCAATTGCTGCTTCTTATGGCCCGACGGTTATAGCCGGTGCAATCAGAATAACTAAGTTGTTTAATGTTTCAGATAGGGTAACTTCTTTTATAGTATCTGGAAGGCAAACCATATTTAAAGTTTCAACGAGGTAACTATGTCACACAAGTTTAGCTTTGACAAACAACCTGCCGAGAAGCTGACCATTGGAGTGGACTTTGATGATGACTTGGCTTCGGGGGAAACAATTTCGACCGCTGCGGTTACGGAAATAGATTTAGCAACCGGGATTGCTCCAGTCTCTACAGTCAAGGATGGTTCAGAAAGTATCAGTGGTTCGGTTGTATCTCAGAAACTCAAGGCCGGTACAAATGGGAGCAGGTACAAAATTACCATCAGGGCCACCACCGATGCCCCCCATATATTTGAGGCGGATGTGGTGATGAGCGTGACCGAATTGTAGGTCTATCCGGGAATATCCTTCTTTGCCATGAGATACCCTCCAATTTGCCCCATTGCGCTGCGTGTAGTGGCGTGTAAGCGACCTTAAGCTCTTGCCCTGTACCTAACTCTATCTGTACCCCGTTCATGCGTTTAGCCTGCTGGCCGTGATAGCCTAAATCCAGCATTACGGGACGGCGCCGCAGCCTTATGGCTACCCGCCCCGTGGTGCCCGAACCGGCAAAAGGGTCAAGTACCCTATCCCCAGGCTTACTTGAACAAAGCATCATACGCTCAACCAGCTTTTCGGGGAATGTGCTGTAATGTGCATCGGGATAAGGTTGGGTGGTTATATCCCAAACATCTCCTGGGTTTTTGCCGAGGGGGTTTACTAAAAGATCGCCATCTTCTGAATAATATCCCGTATGCCTCTTCCTGCTAAATGTAGTTGGCGATTGCCCCGGTACCTGATTCCACTTTTGTTCATATTGTGCAATCTCTTTCTCGCTGGCCCGATATTGGGGGGCTTCCCTGCCTTTTCTTTTGGCATCCCTAACCCTTTGGTTGAAGGGCTTAAAGTTGCCTATAGATGGTTCCCTCACCGCATCCAGGTCAAAACAATATTTGCCCTGCTTGGTCAGCATAAATATCTTTTCATGCGCCACCCCAAATCTGTCTTTAACGCTGCTGGGCATGTGGTTACGCTTATACCAGATAATCGTATTGCGAATTATCCACCCTGCTTCCTGGCAGGCTACCACAAATCGCTCAGGGATCAGGCAAAGGGATTTGGGTTTAATTCTGGTTTTGCTCTGCCGGTATTTTGGCTGGCCTTCTCGTAAACCACCAGGACTATAATCTCCTCCAGCCCCGCCGCTGCCCGCGTAGGTATCCCCCAAGTTTATCCAACACACCCCATCGTCTTTCAGCACCCTATAACATTCGGCCATGACTTGCATGAGATGGGAGAGGTAAAGTTCGGGGGTTTTCTCAAGGCCAAGTGAACCTAACCATGCTTCACATTTAAGGCAAACCCCGTTGTGTTTACCGTGGATGTTTTGAACTCCCGCTTTAGTGGCGCCAACTTTTGCGGACTTGCCGACATATCCGGATTGGCAGGGCTGTTGATATTCATATTGCTCCCATTGGTGTTCACAATCAATGGTGCCACCCCAAACCATATTGGGTATATCATAACACCTCAAACCCCAATAGGGAGGGCTGGTGATAATACTTTGCACCGATTTTTCCTTCAATGGCATGTATGCTGCGTTAGCCTTAATCATGGCCTCTCTCTATAGCAGCCCCATCCCTCGGCTAAGTGGCACTTGACTCCCGGCTGTTCAACGGCAAAGTGGAAGCCCAGGGGATAGATATAGGGCACCGGTGCGTATACGCATAGCAATCTAAAGGCTTCTCTGTCTTCACTGCTGTATCGGCGGTTTTTCTCATAATATCTCCACCACCTTAAACCTAATCACCCACATGCTACTTCCGTCATTTTGCCAGTCCCTGAATCCGGCCAGGCTCACATCATACGGCATTGATTTGGGCAGCAAGTGCCGATTCTCATTGAGATACCCAAATCCCTCTGCCCAGTAATCCGAATTGGGCATCTCAATCATTGGTTCGTATGTGGGATCACAGGTTAACTGAATAATTGCTACCTGCTTACCCCCGAACCGGGGAGAGCGGTCGTATGCTTTTATCATGTCACCTTTTTTGAACCGGCGAGCGTAATCATCGTTCCATGCTCGGCGGGTACATGTTTTCCGATTAGCAAGCAAGGCCGGTACTGTATAAGCAAATGATATGATTTTCATGTAGCAGGTTCTCCCGTCTCTGGTTTATCCAGGAATTTTATATATTCAGGAGCATATACATCTACCATCCCGTCCTCATGTTCAACAGTTCCCAGACATCCAGCATCGTCACCATCTTGCCATTGAAACCAGCCGTGAAATAATCCTGTTTTGATTTCATATGACTCGGCTCTGTTTATAGGTCCCCCCTCACTATATTCTACTCTGCGCAACTCCATAAATCCTCCCCGGCTGAGTTCAACCGTCAAGTTCTACTTGACAGTTGCTCTTAGTTATTCACACCACCGCAATGCCACACATGCATTTATCATGGCCACCGTATCTCCCGCCTCCATAACATCCTTAGCGGCGTTTATACCGTTTTGTATCATTTTCGCACCGAATGATCCGGCAGGGAATTGGTTGTATTCCCTCACCAACTCCAAGCAACGGGAAATCTCCTGTTTCAATCCGTCTATTAGGTTCATGGCAAGCATCCACTGAAAGGGTGTAGACAGATTGCCCACTCCCTTGTTTGCCCCTGGCAGCAGGGGCGAACTTCCCCAGCCCGCCCCGTTCCCTTAAAGGTGCTGCCCATGTGTTCTGTGTTAATCTCTGTTCCTGTACTTTGCGTTTCGCATACTTTGGCGTTCGCTACTTTTTCGCCCCGTCCGCTTTAGCTTGGCTTTCGGTTTCCGTTGGGTGTCCTACTCGCCGTCGCTCCACACTGGGGCTACTTTTCGCTACTTACGGTTTCGCTACTTTGCGTTTCGGCTACTGAGAGATTAACGGGAACAGTAATCCTTACATCTGCCACGATTTTCACCTCCTCTTCTGTTATTTTGAAATTGCCAACCTCAAAGCAAATATTAAAATCCTCATAGCCAAATTCAGCCATACCCTTGTTGATTGAGGTTGCCAACTCTTGATAAGCATTTAAGACTATATTTATTATAGGAGATTTGACTTCCATTTCATGCCTTTAATAGGCCCGAGGATAGTTCCCATATGCCCAAAGAAAGAGGCCATAGCCATGCCACATAAACCATGTCATTCCTTCCCGGAGCAGTTCCCGTAATATAATTTGATTTCATTGGGTCATAATCTTGTACTATCCCCCTGTCATCATTTTTGTCTACCCTTATAACTCTATCACCTGACTCAAGATTCCTTTTCACTGTAACCTCCCATGTTAATATCTTGGTTATATGGTGGGGGTGGGTAGATTTGAACTAAAATTTACTCACGGCTTGTATCATCTTCCCTAATGCCTCAACCTCTTTTCTGTGATTTTCATAAATCTTCCGTGCATGTAAATACAATTTTTCTGCCTCTTCCCTTTCACCGATTTCCTCTAAATATTTGCCGTGTCGATGAACCAAGCATGATAGCAAACTGTCTACCCGAATAAAAAAATCTCTCATTTCCATCATGACTTACCTCATAAAAGTCATGCTTTTTGTGGTGGAGACAGAAGGACTCGAACCTTCGCACCTCTGCTTATGGGGCAGATGCTCTACCGCTGAGCTATGTCTCCCGTATTATTCCCTGCGTGGTAGCGAGACCAGGCCATCCATAGGCTACATGCTTAGTGTTCCTGCTCCCAGGGGTGCATCCCACCGCAGGGAATCTTGTCAAGTCCTATTCATCAACACCAACGAGAAGCTCTTTCCACGAAACCTTCAATGCCCTTTTAATCGATCTGAGGGTTAAGAAGGTGGGGTTGAGCAGTCTACCCGTTTCTATTTTTGATAAATATCCCCTCTCCATCCCAGTCTTTCCGCCTATATCCCCCTGGCTAAGATTCTTGCTTCTCCGTAATTCACCGATCCTCTCGCCGATTTTCATGGTTTTCCTCCTTGGTTTGTAGTGAGGGTGGATGGTCTGTCCACGCCCTCGGATTAAGATTCCTATATGTGTCCATTATATCAGCGGCAACTGTCCAGCTCAATGGATATTCGGGACCGCGCCCTCGCGGGCAATGCAACCGTTTCAGGCTAAGCATCCCTGCATTACCGGCTCTCAAAACAATATCCGGAGTTTTGCGATTGATTGTACCGTAAATCCGGCAAATCAATGGCCTCTCCGTATAATTGGAACACCCGGATTCTGTGAGATATTCACAGGCTGGCATGTTGGTCTTGTCACCCACCCCCATCGCTTTACGCTCCCAAAAGGTCATGGGAACTATCCCGCAGCAATCATGGCAGCCTGCCTTGCACTGCATAGGGGGGATCGCCCGCCTTAGGCCCATGATAATCCTGCGCTGTTTTTTCGGGTTCATTTAGATTCCGGGTGGGGGAAAAATAATGTTCCTGGCCTTGCATTAATTGCAGCCTGAATTGCTATGGTATCATCGGTAACCCCATCTCCATAAAGGGTGGTTGATTCAAGAAAAATATCCTCTACTTTTTTGCCCAACACACCGCAGATTCTCAACGCCAGGGAAACGCTGGGCACAATCCTTCTGTTAATGATGCGGTTCATATACTCCCTCTTTACACCAACCCTTCTTGCCAATTCTGCCTGGGTCATGTTCATAGAAAGCAATGCCTGGCCGATATTGTTTCCTGGTGGGATTCTCCTCGTGTCTCTTGTTCCCATGATCTACTCCTTTCTTTTTGTTGTATGGTGGCTGGCAGGATTCTCACCTACAGCTTTGTATCATTTTAACCCTTTAATGGCTATAACCCACTTTGCGTTACAGGGAGTGGTTATGCCTCCCATCTCATCTAAGAGTTTAGAAAGGCGCGAAGAAGGCCAGTCTCCGCAAGTTTTATAGAGCTAAACCGCAGCCACCACACAATTCCATGTTACTCTATGGGCAGGTTCTCCAGCAGGCGGTCATGCTATTTTGGTCTCCTGCCCTTTGTATATTATTGGGCTGGAAACGCCGTTTTCTTGCTTCAGCTTTTCCATTTTTTTCACAAAATCCGTGACTGGTTTTAATCCTACTGGTTCAAGGGGCAGCTCCCCCTGTATCCTTTCCATCTTCACGGTGATTATCTTACCCGTATTATGAAATAGCCAGCTAGCAAGCTCTTCACTGGTGTTTACATCCTCCAGGGTAAGCTGGAGAATGGCGACCACTTGATCATCCAGCTTCTTAACGACAACCACGGCTTTAGATAATCGCCTTGCCCCCAAGGGTATCCAATTACCTTCGCCTTCGCCAACCAAGCGAATATCGTATACTTCGTTGAGCAACGGAATATTGCTATACTCAACCTTCTTTTCCTCAGCAAATGCAGGGTCAAGAAACCTCTCCAGCCGTATACCCATGTCGGCCATCTCTGCCGGACAATCATCAATTCTGGTCGCAAAACTAAACTTAGCGGATTTACAAACCGTTCCGCCCTCAATTGTATACTTTCCTAATTCTACCTGTAGTTCCATTTCAGCCCTCCTTTTGTTAATATTCACAACAATCGACTGCCGCCCTTAGTTAACAGTTGCAACACCTCACATTACTTTACCTCTCCTTGCTTTTACAATTCGGCACTGCACAACACTTCACTTCACATTGACTTAACCCTACGAAAGCGCATTCTGCCCTCGCTATGCTAAACGGGACCAGACTTTTGCTCTGCCGCCACAGTACCATACATCGCCAGGCTCTTACTGGACTTATCCTCGCTCTGCACCACCACTACCTCTCCTTACCATACAATACATATACTTTGCTTAACACTTCTCTGTTGTGCCTCTACCATATCTAACCCTTCTACACACAAACAAAACTAGACCGCTCCCTACATCACAGATACCTTGATCCACCTTGCCGTGCCCTTGCTTAACGTTTCCATACTAAACAAAACCCCCACGTATCCATACCATACAGCACTCTACGGAACTATACCCTTACCTCGCTGATCTTTGCCCTGCTGTGACTCTGCTACTCGGTACATCACTGCGCCCCGCCGTTACCTTACCCGACTGCACCTCGCAAATACTCGGCGGTACTCACGCCCAACCAAACCGAACCTTACCCGACCTTGCCATCACTTGACTTCACATGACAGCACCGCGCTTTACTTAGACCCTACTCAACAGTACACTACACTTGCCTTACTAGACTTCACTACACCGTAACCAAACCACACAGCACACATCAACACCCTGCCTTACCACAACCGTACCTTACCTGTCTGCACTATCACCTTACCTTGCTTTACCTTTCAACACCCGACACTAGCTTTGATTTTCCCCACTTGGCCTGACCGTACATTGGCCTTTCTGTACTTTACCGGGCTACCACAAGACTATTTTTTGGCATAAACATTGGTGGTGGTCATTTGGAAATAATCGCTTTTCTCCTTTTTCCAAAGCTCATACGAAAACGATCCATAGCGGGCTGTCCGCCACTGGGCAAGTCCAATGAACTGTCCATAGAGCAGCAATAGCCTCAATTGCTGTTCGCTGAGCAATCCCAATAATACGGTAATCTCAAGCTCCAATGAGCTTCCGGCCAGAATCTTATCTGATCGGGCCACAAAAACCCGGGGGCCCTGCTTGGTTTGCCCGCGGAGGGGTCTTTCCAGGTTCCCGTCAGGCACCTTGATAAAATACCCCTCCCTGCTCTTGACATGAAGCCGCCTTGGGCCTACCTGTACCAGGTTTGAGATATGGTGCCGGAGGTTGGTGATCCCTATCCCCTTGTTGGTTTTCAGGGTGTTACCTGCGTGCTTCAGGTACCCCCTTATCATATAATCATAGAAAAACAGCCCCTTATCGTCCTGGTGAAATCCTGTCCAACCCTTTTCCTCTTCGTTGAACTCCGACAATGTATCCGTCTCATTATCCGTGACAGTTTGGGGTTTCTTGCTTTCTATGAACGCCTTGTAGACTTCCGGGTCCTTGGGGGCGGTTCCCAGGACATCCTCCAAGAAAGTCAATTTGGTGCCATAGACTGCACTGTCGAAAGTCAAGACCGCCGCTTCATCCTTCTTCTTTTTTTTCTCCGTCATTTGTTTACCTCCTCCCGTTTAGTTAATCTTTGTGATCCTGCCACCTTCAATGACGATCCCGACATTGCCGGTCTCGTCAACTACTTCCATTAAGACGGTTAGGTCGTTCTCCCCGGCGAATTCATCTATAATCTTCATGTTGTCGCTATCCAGTGAGCTTCCCTCGTATATCCGGATCAGGCTTGCTTTTGGATTCATCTTCGCCGATATTGCCAGTCCAACCTTTATCCTTTCGGATTGGCTGCCCTGTGCCAGGGGTAACCCATTGAATCTGATCCCGGTCTCGTCAACACTTAATCCATGTATGGGGAATTTTGCCCCTTGCAATGCTCCGTCTTTTTGGTTATCTAGTTCTCCTATGTCATGGGTTAGATTGTTTGAATCATCGTGCAACGATTCAATCACCATTTTTAATGTAATTCTTTTTGACTGTTGGTTTTGGGCTTCCCTGATTTCCCTGTTCGTTTCCTCCGCCTCTGCTATTTTGAGTCCAATAGCATCGAAATCAGGATCGATTAAACCATCAAGTTGTTGCTGGAGACTATCCCGTAAGAAACTTTTTTTCTTGAATGATTCTTGTAATCCTGATAATTGTCTTTTATTGTCTTCAATGGCAAGCTCTAGTTCTACTATCTCGTTTTTAGTGACAGTAATTTCATCGTTATAATGCAGAACATCCTTGTTTGCTGCATCCAAGTCTTTCCGTATCTTGTCGTTATTGGTTTTGATTTCTGATGCCTCACCATATTTTTGCGTAAGTTCGATTATACAAACCTCATCAACCAGCAAGTCGGGATTAGGCAGCTCTATCCCCGCCAACTCACCGTTTTTGTCTTTGGCGTTTCTGTTTACCCGGGTTCTCTCGTCATATAGAACTTGCCTGTCCCGCGCCAATTCATCAAGATCGATTTCCACCCCGGCCAGCTTCAATAATATATCCCTAGCCTTTTTGGGTTCTTTTAGCATCTTGCGAGTAAACTCAAGTGGATCGATTGTCAATGGCCCCAGTATATTGTCAAGCATTGTTTTGGGGCTTTTAAACTCAGCCCCATTTTTGCTTGTTAAGATTAGTTTAGATGCAAGCACATCGCCCTTCAGCAGCCAAAATTTCCTGGTGGCTGTATATCCCTCCATCTCAACTACGACATACCCCTTTTTCTCGCCCCTGCTAATCGGTTCTGCCGGGCAGAGCGCAGTGCCCCCCACTACTATCGCAAAAAGATCAAGGGCAGTGGACTTCCCGGCATCATTTCTCCCCGATATCTTCACCACGTGTTTGCCTTGCAGGTCAATCTTTACCGCTTTGAGCTGCATGATATTGTGGGCTTCCAGTCCAATAACCCTACCGCCGCCGTCTTTCATTTTAATCCCTCCATGTTTTCAATTAATTCTTGGATTTCATTGCCCAGGTCTAAAAAGCTATCATCGTCATAAGATTGACCCTCTTCTCTGATTGCAATGAGTTGGTTTGCCGCTATCATGGCCTCCCTGCGGCAGAGAATATATTCTAGTTCCAGCCTGGTCGCCAATAGCTTGATTGACAATAATTCATGCTCGTTCAATTTCACCTTACCTCCCTCGTTTCAGGGTAATGCCAGGTTTTACATCCATGTTTTTCACAACATATAATCTTACAAATCGTTGGATTTTTTTCTGGAATATCTGATGGTTTACACCATTCACATATATACTTAATTTTTTCGCTGTCTTTCATTTTACCTCCTTCTTTCTTGGGCGAATTTCAACATCTGTTCACTGGAAATCAGCTTTTTCGTTAATAAATTGCCAAGAATGCTGTGCCGTTTTCTCCACCACTTTTCCCTTCTTTTTTCAAAAATGATTCCGTCTGAGGGATTAATTAAGCGGAATAAATCTTTAAACACTCTTAGCGTTGCCACATCTCCTGCTTTCACATATGCCTTGTTTCCTGAAAGAATAGTCAACACCATCCCGGGCTTTTTTTGATAAACTTCGTTAAGAAAATCAAAATATTCGGTCGCTTTGCTTTCTGTTGTCATTCTATTACACTTACCATTCTATGTGATCGGTAAACCCGCATTCAGGGCAGGTTACCGTGTCAGGGGGGTCTGTTGAATTATCCTCCGGGTCTGGCCCGCCGCCGCCTTGCAGCCTTAAACGCTCGCCGCATACCGGGCAAAAGAATTCTGGAGTTTTGTCGCCGTTTGTTTCTATCCAGTGAGTTGGCTTCATTCCACGTATCTCCCTGTTCTGCCAGTTTCGTGGTCATAAAACTGTCCTCTCGCAAGTTTTATCGCAGGTTTTATGCCACTTGGCCGTGCCACCTCTCTGTATTTGGCATCCTCCCATTTCCCAATGATTTTCGCTAGGGGCACCCCTATTGCCCCTGCAATCTTGTTCATTGTGGATAAAGTAGGATTTGGAAGCCTACCCAATTCTATCCGGTTATAATAATCCCTGGTCAGTCCTGCTCGGAGAGCAACCTCAACCTGCTTCAGGTTAAGGTCAAGCCTGACTTTCCTGAAAAGTGATCCTATGTGCGTCATGATTTTTTCTCCCCATCATAAATAATAATCAACCTACAGTTTAGCGCCTTCAAAATCCTCTTTATCGTTTTTACCCCTGGATTTGGTGTTAGCCCTTTCTCAATATAAGATATTCCACGCGGTGCTATACCAGCTTTTTTCCCTAATTGTTCTATGGACAGACCGACATGCTCCCTATATATCCGGATTGCCTTGCCCACAGAGATTACTGGCGTTGAGGTTGTTTTGTCGTCTGTCATGGTTTATCCTCTCCTATCTGAAAGTAATGCTTGTTGCAATCACAAGGCTGCCAAAAACCGGCTTTGCAATCCAGCACACCTTCACCCCCGCAGGGATACAAGTCATCTATCCCGCAGGCACATAGCTTTGGATTAAATAACCCGTCGTAGCCGTTGGAGACAAGGTATTCTTTTATAATTTCTCTTCCCGTTAATGCCATAATAATCTCCTAAGTTAATGCGGTGGCTGGACAGGATTCGAACCTGCTGTTTAATGGGAACTTGGATAATATTACGGTCGTGGTAACCGTAGGCCATTATCACTTTTTACCCAACTTAACCCATCCTTTCTCTTCGTAAAGAGAGAGCGTTAGCCCACACGCCGCCGGCCACCACAAGTCTGTGTTTCCCGCCGTGTGCTCGCCCCGCCTCGTTACAACACTCCCTGCACCCATGCCTGGGCACCCCCAACGGCGAGTTGGTTTATTTTTGTAGCTTATCTACGGCTGCACTAATCCTTTTGGACAGTGCCTCAAGCTGGCCCAACTCTGCCGTCTCAAGGTTTATGCTTTTGCTGTCCGCTTCCACAGAAACCGTATCGCTTCCTGTGGGAGCCTCGCTCAGCAATATTTCTCTGCCTTCCCCAATGGATGCCAGCAAGGTTTCTCGCTGCTGGCTGTCGGCGTCCTCCTGGGTTGCTGGCTGTTTTGGTGGAGGGGTAAAAGATGATTTGGCCTTCTTCAGTTTTTCTCCCAAGCCATTGGCCTTCCGTGCAGTCTTATCTGCTACCGCCTCACTCTCTACCTCAATGATATCCCCATCCCCACCAAAGACCTCCCGTTGGGAAATGCCCAAATCGCCCAGGGTGTCCACTGCCGCCACCTTCTGTAGCCGTGGGCATTGGGGGAGGGTCTTTGCCAGTCGCCGGATAACAGTCTTTTTTATCATTTCGGGTTCATGCTTGTTCCACGGGGACTCAGGGGCTTTTATAGATGCTGAATTTTTCTTGATCTTATCGACTTCCTCAATCCACATGAATTCAAACTTTTTAATACCCCCGACAAGCTCGGCTATGGCATATGCCCCGATTATTGCCTCTCCTCTTTTGCCTGGCGGTAATGGGGTATGCCTAAGTTCCTGGTTGGTTCCATATTCTAAGTTAAAGGGTTCGCTTTCATATACCAGCCGGGCATAAATATCTACCACCTTCTCTGACCGCCGGGCCAGTTCAATCAATCCCCTGTAGCCCGGAATCAACTGCACCCTCAAGACACCCCTGACACGGTAAGGCACCAGGTAGGCATGCCCCAAAATACTATCGGGCACAAGGCGCAAAATGGCACATTCCAGCAAGCTGGCAATCAACGAACCCCTATCACACTCCAGTAGCTTGGGGTTGCGCTGGACGGTTATCATGGCCACCCGGATAAAATAATCAACGGGGATCACCTTCCCCAGTGCTTCGCTAAGCGCTCCTTGCCTTGCATCCAACAAGTTCCTGACATTGTTAACCTGAACTACTAAGTCTTTGCTTCCCATGTATTACCTCCTTAATCGGTTATTGGTTGAATAACTGAATGGCTTGTGATTTCCGGTTCCACATAGTCATCTTCCCCAAAAGATATTTCTACCCAGTCTACGGGGGTTGAATTATCTTTATATTTATATTCATCTAAAATTGCTTTTATCTTTTCCCTGACACCATCAAGCAAGTCACTAAGCACCCATCCTTCCTTGCTGCCATCAGGGGCAACAAGGAAACTGCTATAAGAATTTATTAAAGCGGGGACAGTGTCCGAAACCGGTATCTCCCTTTTTTCGCCCTCGTCCATTACTCTAATTGCTTTAATTCTTTTGTGAATTTCTTTTAAGACATCAGGGTTCCAGCTACAGATTACGATTGCATGGTGTTTCATGTATCCCACAACATTCCTCCTTAAATTGCGTAAATTCTTAGTGGCCTGGATACGCTTTCCTTGAGATATTTCTGGGCGATTTCCGGCTCATCGTGTTTTAATGCCCCGGTATCCAGCCGGTTTGATACTACAGGTTTATAATAAATCCTTGAGCCAATTGTCTCGGCCACTCCCCATTTCCCCATCTTTTCCTTGATGCGGGTTTTTACACCTTCCAACAACTCTCCCGCCTCATCGGCGATCTCTTTGGCTCTCCAGTATTCAATCATCAACGAATCAAATTCAAGAGAGATTATATCAGGCCATTCAGGGGCATCCTTCACGCTTGCCAAGAGATGCTTGCCCTGACAACTCGTGCGCCAATTGCATTTAGGGCATCGCTTATCTGTGGGCTTAAGCCGATCCGGTTCCTTGCCCACGGTCATCTCATCCCAAAACAAGGTGCAGGCCGAAACAATCTCTTTGATGATTGATTCATCCCTCTCTACATCGGGAGCCAAGAACCCCACATTGTCAGGGCAAAAAACCCCAAAGCCTCCCACTTCAGACCCCCAAATAGCTATCTGGTCTTGTAATTGCAAAATATAGGCATCGGGGATACCGTTCCGCCTTATTTCGTTGAACATCCGCTCTCCTGGAACTTTTATTTCTAAAGGCACCCTGTCTTTTACGATCACCGTCAATCTATCCAGGTGACAAAACATTGGGGAGGTTTCCATCCTAATTGTTTCTTTGTGCTCCTCTACCAGCCTTCCTGTCTTATCCGCATATAGATCGGCCACAATAGGTTCAAAGAAGTTTCCCCGCTCCATTGCCACGGTCGGTATAAGGGCATAATCCGGTGCCACTTGTTTTTTGCGGTAGAACAGCCGCCTCCGGCATCCATAGGGTTCCAGGTTGAATACATCTCCAATCTCAGATGCTCCAATGCCAAGGTGACGCCTAGCAAGTTGTTCTTCTGTTAGCATTATTTCTCCTTTCTTGATTGGTGGTAAGTGGTGGCTGGCAGGACTTTCATCTCCCTGCCTGGAACGGTTCCCCGCTACTCGCTTCGCCCCGATCGGAAAAGAAGCTCTTGGTGCATGCCAAAACCGCAGCCACCACATCGTTCACCAGCCCCTCGCCTCGATCCCGGTTGCAGTCGGCGAGCCCACCCTGTGATTCCCCGCTGGCATAATTAGTTTGTCCCCCGCCCCCCTGGTTCCCTGTATTTCCCCACCCAGAGGATTAGGCCGCCCAATGTCACATCACCTCGGCCAGCGGGGAGCATTAGGTTCCCTGCGGGCAGCTTGCTCATGTACGCTGCGGATAGCCTCCAGCCTTGACAAGTGGAATGCAAAGGCACTGTCTGGCTATTTTCCCCTATCTGTCCACCACTGATACCGCAGGGAATCTTGTCAAAATGTGGATGGGCATGCGCTAGCCTTTGTCAACGCCGTTAACTCTCCCGAAGGATACAAAGGCGGGCCGACGCCACCCCAGAACCATGGGCGTACTCAGCATTTCTGCCTATCCGTTTCCCTGTTTAATGTGCGGGCTTACACATATACCCAAGTCGGTATTTGCCCATCCACATTGTCAAAGTGCAGTTTGTTTGCCTAGCTCTCCTCTCTCCAGGCTTGGCAGCCCCTAGGTCGTACTCACCACCGCTGCTACCCTTCCATTTCCTGTTTGCTCTAGCCTTACCACATCCTCAGCTTGGGCAAGCTTCAGTCGTTACTGGCTATTGCCTGGACTGGTTGCCCGGTGCTGGTGGATGGGTTAGCAAGTGCTCATGCTCGTAAATATTGCCAAGTATTTCCCAATCAAGTGTTACGTGCCCTCTAAAATATCGGCTCCATGTTTTTTGACTTGCAAAAGGATAGAAACCTGTCTTGCCTTTTAGCCAGCTCACTATTTCCGTTTCGCCCCAGTTATTTAAAACAATATCCCCCTCATATATTTCTCGGCCATTCTTGTCTATGAGGCCAGTGTATTGCATAAGCTCAACCTTGTCTCCACCGAGGTCATGAAAAATTAGTTCATTTTTGCCTAGCCATTTTCCAATTGTGTGGTTTGATGTAGGGAAAACATCAAATCTCATTTCTTGTTTATCCCATGCTCTAAACTTAAACTCCCTCATGATTCTTCTCCATGTTCGGCTCTCTCTTTGTATAACTCAATAATTTGCTTTCTCACCTTAAGGTTTTGGGGGCGTGCTCCCTCTAACCAGCCCCTCACTCCCATTTCAGACACTCCCGTCTCTATGGCAAGTTCTCTCAATGTCATCCGGTTGGGAGTTGTTGGGTTAGTAATGAGAACTACCATTTCTTTCATTGTCATTACGGTTAAATTCTTATCAATCCCGCATCTGGGGTGGTTCTTTTCTGATAATAAATGGGTTTGGGGTTTGTGGGCAAGCCGCCTAAAATATTCACATCGCACGTCTCTGCTGTTTTTGTATTCGCTCCCGTCAGGATTTACGACCTTGAATTTAATGTCAGGGCGTATTTTCCTCAACAGCTTTATTTTCTTAATGCTTTGATGATATGCCTGTCTGTTGGCACTTACCTCGTAATATGTATCGTTGCTAGGGCAATAAAAATCTGGTTTATAGGTTTGATTGCCTCCCCTTTTGGGGCAGGGAGTATCTAACTGGAGCACTGGCTCGTAGATGTAGGTTTTGCCCTGAGCGGTTAGAAAATCTGCGAATTGTTGTTCAGATGGATACATTTTCTTTTTTTTTGCTCTTTTTTGTTTTTTCCTTGATTAGCTCAACAAGCAGGTCTTGCAAGCTCTTCCCTTCTAATGCAGCAATTGCCTTAATTTCTCTGTGGACTTGCTCATTAAGGTCTCTTAAGTTTATATTGGCCATGTTTAATCTCCTTGTGTGTTGAGTTAGTATATTGTGTTTGCATTGTAGCACAAGATACAAAAGATTGTCAAGAGAAATCGCATCCTAAACCCAACTTTTCCCAATAAATTACAAACCATAATTATATTCTCGGCTATGGGTTCACTTTATGGGTTAATCCACCACAGAGAATATCTACAAACCAGAATTTATCCACCTTGCGAATATCTATTAAGCCTATATTCTCCTTGATAAAATTCTGTATATTCTTCTCTTTTATCCACCACATGTCTCCGCCTTGTTTTTCCGTTCTTAATGTCCCCCTCTTTTTCGCTTTCAAATAGCCCAGGTTTATCCATCTGGTAATGGTTTTCACATCACATCCAAAACATTCTGCAAGTTGACGGGCTGTGTATCCGGAAAGGTTTTTTAATAGCCTGAGCCTTCTCCGTTTTAAATGGATTCCGGTAAAACTTCTGGTAAATCCCCTTTTCTTGAGATGTTTTCGTATTATTTGAAGGGATTTATGTGCATTTTTCGTTAAAATCTCTATTTCTTTTGATGACCACCGAGATTCTTTTATTTTAGGCTCATATGCGTTAATTTCTCTGGCTCTCCGTGAGATCGTATAGCTTGGCATGCCAAGCCTCTGGGCAAGTTCGGTTACCTCACTGTTCCCGGTTTTATGGCGATAAACCCTCCTGATCCTTTCGTCAATTTCGGGGGTAAAAAAATATTTGCGGCGCATCTTTAACCATGAGTCCTTTTTGTTTTAAGCCTTCTCACCAAAAAAGGACAGTTTGGGTTTTTAGGGATACAGTATCTAAGATATTTCCATTTGGGAATTAGCTTGGGCTTTCGCTTGCTGTTTTTCCGGCAATAATAGTTGAGCAGGATTTTCATGGCCAATCTACTAATTCAAACTCCCAGTCAAACTCTTGTGTTTCTTGGCCGGCGGCGGCTTAGCATCCAACAGGCCTGCCAACATCTTGTGTTGGGCGGCCAGCGTATCTCTCAAGGAAACGGCTTTTCTTACATCTTCGTTAGCTTGCCGCATATCTGCTTCATAGGCTGCCAGTAATTTTTCTATCTTAATGCGTTCCGCGCTCTTTTTGCTCATGACTCTCTCCTAAATTGGTTGGATTGAATCCAGCAATAGCTTATAATACCAAGAATGTTCCCCTGTTTTACTGCCATCGCTTTTGCGATATTTAATTCCACCTTCGCTAATCCAGTATAATTGAGTTTCTCTTAATTTGGCTGTGTAGCCACTTTCGCCATGTCCCCTTGATTGTTCGATCCCAGTATGCGTAAACTTAGGATTGCCCATGATTATTTCATCTCCTTAAGTTTATCCGGCTACCCTGACAATTCAAAGCTCCCATCAAACCCAATGCCGCGGTAATCAACAGCATGTTTTACGGCTATCGGTTCCTGCCCAAAACCAATATAGACAGAATTTCCACAAGAGGGACACTCCCACTCATCTGCCATAACTTTGTAGTAGGGCTTCCCCTCGTTCAATGCCTGCAAAACCACTCCGTTCTTTTTAGGGCGCATTTTTACCATGCAGCAACCACAGACCACTTTAGGTATTTCTGGCATTTAACTCCCTCCTCTCTGTTTAAATCGTTCCTTTTTAAATTTTGATAGTTCATTAAGAAATCTTCTTATGGTATGCTCTTCGCTTATAATTATATCTTCATCGTCAAGGCTATCGGCTTCTCCTGTGATACAAGGAGCACACCCAACCCACCCAACAGCTAGTGATAATAAATAGCTTGCAGGGTTATCGCAGTTATCGCAGAGAACTAAAAAAGTATCTATTCTTAACCCTTTTTTGTTTGCCATTGTTGTTCTCCGTGTTTTCACAATTCAACAGACAAGTGCTCAATAAACCATGTCCGCATAGATGATAAATCGTTTGCCAGGCCGAATAATTCTCTCCTGTCAAAACCGTCCTTCGCCAAGATTCCCTCACGCAGGCAGATTATCCTTTGTAAGTCTATCTCGGTAGCCAGCCTCACCGCTTTATCCTTGTCCCGGCTTCTATCCACAACCCACCCCTCCTGTATAATACATAGTACGCCTAATTAAGCCTCCTCTTTATATTCAGCATCTTCAAGCATCTGGTCAACGGTATAGTGGTTTGGGTATTTGGCCTCATATTCATCTGCTGTAAGGGCTTTGGGCACTGTCAATGCCTCAACTAGGATCATCAACTCCATCCGGTTTAGCCTTTTGATGGGGGTGAGCCTGAATTTTTCTCCGGCCTCACTGCAAAGCTGATCGAACCGTTCATACATCTTGGCGCTACCACCAAACCGATCACAAAGTAAATCAAAAAACTGGTTGAAAATTACCTCTTTGCTGTCCACTGTTTTTTCTCCTTTGCAAATTTCAGCATTTCCTGTAAGGTTTCGCTTAAAGTGTTTGTGTTGAATCGCTTGGTCTCATAGCTGTTTCGGTGTATCCAGCCCGTATACCATGTTTCGCCTCTACTTGTAGTGGTTTGGCCAATATCCCAGATATGGAACTTCCCCTGTTTGCACAAACGCTGGAGTTCTTTAATTGATTGGAGTATCGTCACTGTTCCCCTCCTTTACAATTCTGTGTCTATGCTGATTATTTCCCAGTTCCCACGCCTTGTCCATCCCTCCCAGCCCAGGGTAGCCTCCGCCCGGCCTGAAGGTGTATGAGCAGGATCGTTGTCGTCTGGATGCCGTTTATACTCCCCGCAGATAATTACTCTAAACGCCCCCTTGCATATATCTATCACGGCCTGATTCAAGCTTATGCGGTCTGGATAGAAACCCCCTTCCTTTTGCAAATCCCAATGTGCCTGGTTGGGATAGACATTAAGTTTCCATTGCTCTACAAATCGGTTTGCTCTGTCTTGGGCATCCACGAGGCTACCTCCCCTTAAGAGAAAATCCAGGAACTTAGATAATAAAACGCAATCACAACAGAAACAAATGAAGCAATTATGATAATACCTAGCCTCTCTTGGTTTTTCTTTAATATCCCATAATCATATTTATTATCTGGCAGACTATTACACCAGATTATCCCTACCCGGAACACTAAAAATGAAATAAAAAACCACAATACAGTTGCTTTTAAGTCATTCATTGCTCTGCCTTTCATGTTAAGGTTAACTGCCTGGCCCAACCTACCACAAGGCGATAAGCTGGATAGAAAGTTAAACATGGATAACCTTAATGTCATTGTTAAAGGCATTGGCCTTGTGTAATTCACTTATCCAGCCAGAGGGATACTTATGCTCAACTCCTTCGCTGGTAACTAAGTAATAATGCTTCCCATTTTGATATACCTTGCTGCCCCGGTCTATCTTAATCAGCTTCCCCTGAACTACTATCTTCGCTATACGCTTGAGTAATTTTTTTTGCATGATACTGCCCCCCATGTTAAGGTTAACCGCCTATCCCAACCCACCCGGTGGATGGGCTGAAGAGGGAGTTAAGCTTCTTGAAATTGGTTGCAGTTTCCCTCTTTATTACAATCCCTGCAGACGCTAAACCCCTGATTGGCATAAACCCCCACGCCCAAAGCGTTTTTTTTGTAACTTTGCGTAATTCCCGTAACGGGATTGGTTTTTTTAGGTAATGGATTTGCCTCGCAAAGCTGGGTATACCACATACCTTCTCGTGTTCCCCTAAAGTTCCTACATAAGCAACAAATCGTCATTTTCCTTCCCTCCTTGTTAAGGCATTCCCAAGTATTTCTTGGCCTGACATCTTAATCCTCATCATCAACAAAATAAAATCCTGAATTCTCCAATGCGGCACGGTATATCGAAGCCACATAATTACACTCAAAGTTTCCTGCGTCACCAAACCATTTGTCGTGTTTGGAGCTATAGCGTGCAGATACAATTTGGTTGTTGCCAAACATATCGTGCCTGCTTGCAATATTGGCGGCAAAAGCAATTCGTTCCCTGTATCCAGCCCTGTTGTTAATCTGCCGGAGGTGGATAGTTTTTCCGGTCTCTCCCTTGTGGCCTTTGTGGATGATTTTCATGGTTGGTTCTTTTTTAAGGTTAACCGCCTATCTCAACCCACCCCGGCGGATGGGTTGAGGAGGAAGTTAAGAGCTTTACCCGTAAATTGTCAGGGTGATGCCTGCTGCTAGGTTGAATAGACTCTCAGACATACAGCTGCTTCTGAATGTGCTATTAGCACCATAAAAGAAGCTCGTTACCTTGTACCCTAGGTGTCCTGATGTCAACCAAATGCAACGGTATTCCTTATAGTCTTGATATTTAATTGCGTCCATTTCCATCTTCCTGTCCTCCATGTTTAAGGTTAATTGTTGATTCTATCTATCAATTTCTTAATTCGCTTCGCTTTAGCCTGGGCATCGGCGGCTAGTGTTTGTAATTCTTGTTCTACACGATAAGCTATATTGAGTAATCTGGCTTGGCCTTCAAAACCGAATTCCCCATTTGATTCATAATAATTCGGGTCCCATTCAATCCCTTCGCCAAATAGTTCCGCTAGTCTGTCGGCCTTTTGCTGATCGTTCATTTTGCTGCCCTCCGTGTTTAGGTTGTTTCGCAAACCGTAACACTGATTGTCCCGCTTTTTGTCCTGCTTCCTAGTGGAAATAGTTGCTGGCCGTAACTAAGGATTGACCGCCTCGGCCTCGTTCAGTTTCTTTTCTATCTTCCTCAGTTTTTTCTCATATACCTGATGGGGCACCGCGGCTCCCCTTTCCCACCGGTAAATTGTTGCCTCAGATTTCAATCCCACATTAAGTGCCAGTTCAAGGCGGCCCCCGACCTTTTTCCTGATTGCTTTAATTTCCTTCGGTGTTATCATTGCTGCAACCTCCGTGACTACTCCGTGATTGTGTTTTATAGTAAGTAGAATCCGATGCCCTTTTTTGTAATGCCATACATGCGGTCACTTCCACCACCATCAAATACTATAAGGCAGAAATTACCCCATCCTGACCGTAGTTTTTCGGTTACCTTCCCTTCACGGCAAAAACCCGATTGGGGAAATTCCCCGGGACCGCAAACAGCACCTACCCGCTGCCCGGTTTTTATGTCTCGAAATTCTTGGTCGGTAAACATGCCGTTTCCTTTTTATCTATCAAGTGAAATAACGCCTTGTGTGAGCGATTAAGCCGATAAGCATCTCTAATTGCCCTAGCACTTGATTTCCCTGTTAAAAATTGCTGGAGCTTGATATAGTCAATATCAATTTCTTGGGTCATAATGTTACCTCCAAATTAAATCAATTCTATTGTTAGGGCATTCCCAAGCATTTTTTGGCCTGATACCGCCTTATTAACCAGATGGTGTTACCAGCATCAAACCAATACTCATCTTTGCGGCTCCCATAAAACAACGCATTCTCAATGTAAGACTTGAAGTTGAAAACAGAATCAGGATACTCACTGTATAACATGGTATTATCCCCCCCTTTTTTTAATCCTCATCATCAACAAAATAAAATCCTGAATTCTCCAATGCGGCACGGTATATCGAAGCCACATAATTACACTCAAAGTTTCCTGCGTCACCAAACCATTTGTCGTGTTTGGAGCTATAGCGTGCAGATACAATTTGGTTGTTGCCAAACATATCGTGCCTGCTTGCAATATTGGCGGCAAAAGCAATTCGTTCCCTGTATCCAGCCCTGTTGTTAATCTGCCGGAGGTGGATAGTTTTTCCGGTCTCTCCCTTGTGGCCTTTGTGGATGATTTTCATGGTTGGTTTCCATGTTTAGGTTATGAAATATCAATGCCGTATTTGATTTTTGTTTTATATGGCAGGTCTTGGGTTAATCTTAAAATCATTGTTTCGGTGTCTGTGAGTTCGATCATTATTTCTTCATAGTTTTGGGGCATTTCAAACTCTCCATAAATCTCCTTCATTGTGATCGTTGGGAGTTCATAATCTGCCAACCAATCAGCATCTATTTTGCCATCTTCCCATTGGATTATTAATTGTTTCAGAGCCCTTATCCTGTGGCTTCCCGTAATGGCTTGAGCCTCATCCAACATTACAAGGGACGGCCCAACCCAACCCTCATTTTCCGTCATAGCTTTTTTAAGCTCTTTCACTTTGTTTTCATCGTCTGCCGGGTGGTATTGATATATGTTATTCATTTTTTTGCATCCGTGTTCGGGTTATTGTTTATCCTTATCATGTCTAAAGTATACCCAAAGACATGGTCTTTGTCAAGCCTTGTCTTGAATTATTTATTTTAAATTAACCATATAAAATCAAACAATTAGCTGTTCACGCTAAAAATAATGTAAGATAATTTAGGGTGTGGGTGTGAAAACAGAGGAGATTTGGAGAGGGATAATGATGGGTTGTGGATAACTTTGTGGGAAAGTATAGCGGGGAAGGATCGTGGTCATTATCAGTTATAAGCAACTGTCAAGTAAAATTTGACGGTTGAGTAGATATTAGTAGAAAAATAGTATTTGGGGCAGAAAAAACTTGACAGATTACTTTGGGTGTGTTAATCTTAGGTCTAAAATAAGGAGTGAGTATGACTGCCCAGGAAATTAAAGGGATAAGAATAAGCTTAGGACTTACCCAGGACAAGTTTGCTTATAAACTTGGTGTATCTTCTTCTACTATTAATTTTTGGGAAACTGGCAGGGTTTCACCATCCCCCCTTGCCTTAGAAAAATTATATCAAGCACAGATTGAAGCTAGTGATTCTTGTTATTAAAATCTTCTGAGACAGGACACATGAAATCAATTTATTTCGCTTCCTCTTTTTGGGATGATGACTTTATTTTTGACCTAAGCATTACCGCAAAACTTTTTTATATTTTTTTAATCACAAACAAAAATGTTTCACCAAGTGGGCTTTATAAATTGGGGAAAATTGAAAAACTAAAAGCTGGATTAACGCAAGCTCAAATCAATAAAGCATTTCAAGAACTTAATGGTAAGGTATATGTGTTTGGTGAGTGGATTTTTATAAAAAATTTACTTTTTAAGTCGTTTTTAGATAACAGCACAGAAGAAAAATTTCTAAAATCAAACATTTTTACAATGATAAAAGACCAATTTTCCAAAAATAGTTTTTCGCCAGAACTAATTGAAATATTTCTTAAAACCTATCCTTTCTTTGCCCCTTATAAGCCCCTTATAAGCCCCTTACTAGCCCCTTATAAGGGGGGGGGGGGGTACCCTTCTCCATACTGATACTGATACTGATACTGATACTGATACTGAAAAAGATATTGAAAAAGATATTGCTCAGCGCGATAAAAAGACATCGCTCCAAGCCGAAGCTTCGCAACCTGAAATTATCTTATCAATCCCATTAATCAAGAGAGATGGTGAATTTCGCATCTATCAGCCAGACATTAATCAATGGCAGGATACTTTTCCCGGTGTGGATGTGAGGCAAAAACTAAGGGAAATTAGGCAGTGGAACATTGACAACCCAACAAACCGCAAAACTAAAAGCGGTATTTGTAAACATATATCAGTATGGTTGAGCGGGGAGCAAAACAAGATGGGTAATTATAAACAACCACAAAAAAAAGATTGGAATGTGAAGGAAAAATTGGCGCAGGCGGAGAGATTTTTAAATCAAGAAGGGGAATATAGCGATGAAGATCAAACAAATTAATTTATTTATTGATGAACTTAAAAAAACCTTTATCAGCAAAGAAGAACCAGGGTTGTTTCTTATAGGCAGTTGGCAAAAATTTCTCAAAGGTGTTAATTATGGTGATGCCAGTGAAGCTGTATTAACTATGTTAGCAGATGAGAATAAGGAGGTTTATGGTTTCCCAACTCCCGGCGACCTTAAGCCATATTTATCCGAAGAGGAGATGCGCGGGGAAAGGAAACAATGTCCATGTTGTAATAACACCACTTTTATACAGTTTTGGAAAGATAAATCTAAGGGGATAACCACCCCTGTATTTAAATGCCAATGCACACCACTTGGGAAAAAGAAATGGTGGGAAAGAGATGGACATGATATTTGTAATAACAATTTTTGTCAAAATCCTTACCACCTATCCAGGATTTATGTGCCGCCGGGTTGGGGCCAACATGAAAAATTATTACTGGCTGGGTGTAAATTTAGTCCAACCATCACGGAAAGTAGAGACTGGCAGACAATTGATCGGGATAATTATAACAAAAAACATGGAGTAACCACAGCATGAGCACCCAAAGGGAAGATGAACAAAGAGAGTCCCGCGCCGTACTATCCCGCATAGGCCAAAAAATTGGGAAAAAGCCACAATGCAAGGATTTCCCAGAATGTCCCTGTAGCCAGCTAACGGAAGCATTGAGCCTGGTAGAACAATTAAGCCAACAAAACAGGACCATGAAATCGGATATCAAGGAGCTTGTAGATTTACACCGTGGAGGTGAATAAATGAGCACCGGAATCCCATATTGTGATGAGACAATAAATCCAATCCGAACACGTGACGGCGGATACCACTGCACCAAAGTGAGCACGGGGTGTACCCATTGTTTTGGGGAGGGGTTTAATAAGCGATTCGGTAATCATAAGCCTTATGACAACAGCCCTGCCGAATTCGTGATCAATCAAAAAGCCCTAGATAAACTTTTGAAATGGAAAAAACCACGCCAGGTATTTGTTCAAGATATGAGCGATTTACTCCATACAGGGATACCATTTTGGATGATTGATGACGTATTTTCTTTTTTTGTAAGATGGCAAAAACGACATACCTATTTAATTTTGACAAAATATACACAAAGAATGTTTGAATATTTTAATAGCATTGAAACTAGGAACATTGAGTATCTTCAAAAAACCAGAGCATGGCTCGGCGTATCAGCAGAAAACCAAAAATGTTTTGACAAGCGGTGGTATTATTTAAAACAGATTCCGGCTGCCCAATACTGGGTGTCTTACGAACCCGCTCTCGGTCCCCTAATTTTGCCCCCGGATTTCTTAAGATTGGGGAAAAGGGCGTGGGTAGTCTGTGGGGCTGAGACCGGCCCCGGTGCCCGGCCCATGGATTTGGCTTGGGCTAGGGATTTGAGAGACCAATGCAAGGCTGCTGGCGTGCCTTATTTTTTTAAATCTGCGGGGACAAGGAAGCCTATCCCCCCGGACTTGATGATTAGGGAATCAATAGCTTGACAATTTTACGCAAACTTAGTATACTGGCCATATCGGTGAGGTCACAAATTATGAGAATATCAAGCCCGTACAGGAAAGTTACAAAGTGGCTTTCACCGATACTGTACGGGCTTTCTGTTTGTAGGGGAGAATTGTCAAATGCGTAAGAAATTAGCTGTTAGTAAAACTACTCATTACAGGAGAATTAGGCAAGCAAAAGAACTCGGCTGTATAGTAGAACAGCTACCAGACAACAGGGGAAAGCACGGCATGGTTCCCATGGCATCAGATAATTATAGGTGGAACAAGGGCAAACTTTTAACTAAAGATGGATATGTGTTGGTTAGAATTGGGAAAAGCCATCCATTGGCAGACCAAAATGGATATATTAAAGAGCACTTGTTGGTGGTTATATCCTCGAGGTCGCCAGGTGCATGGCTATTAGAGCATGGCAAATGTAATTGGGTTGTTCACCATAAAAACGGAGACCGTACAGACAACCGTATTGAAAACTTGGAAGTAATTAAAGCGGGTGATCATAACAAGATACATAACAAGACAGACAGGTCACGGGGTGGTGATGGTAGATTTGTCGGCAAAAAGACCGCCGGTAGCCGGCTGGACGGGCAAACATGGGAGCAATTACCATGAATTCATACCTCAAAAATCACGGATCGTCTACCACCTTGTATGGGGTTGGGATTATAACCACTACAGGCGAAGGCTGCTTTGTAAAATACAACGACAGGGAGATTTGGATAGACAACCATCATGAAATAGCCAAGGGCCGGGACTGGATTCGCATACCAACCTGGTTGGCAAAACGGAAAGGATTTCTATGAAAACTAGCGGCGGTCTTGTAGGTGGTTTGTTGAGGGATAACAATGCTTTGTAATTCGTGTTCCTATGGTGGGTTTAGTGCTATATCAAGACCACATCCCCAGGGGCACCTGGTTCAGCAGATAAAGAGATGGTGTGCCAAATCGAAGTATCCGATTGAACGGGCACCAAAAACATGTCAGGGATATAAATCAAATAAACAAAAAATATTCCCAAAATATTCCAATAACGAAAGGAGAAAAACCAATGTATTTTATAGGTGTTGATCCAGGCCAGACCGGAGCAATTGCAGTGTTGAACGAGAGTGGACAATGTCAGTTTTTAAGTGATTGGCCGGGAGATGAGATTGGAGTAGCTCACTGTGTAAAAACCCAAACAATCGGCCCGCTTTCAGGTGCTCAGTTTATGGCAGCCATTGAGGATGTTCACGGGATGCCTAAAATGAGCGTTACGAGTATTTCCAAGTTTATGATTAACTTCGGTATTTGGCGGTGTGCGTTTGCGATGGTAGATATACCCTGTTGGCTAGTAAAGCCCCGTCAATGGCAGAAAGGAGCTTTGAGAATAGAAGACGGAAGTAAAATTAAAATAAACAGAAGGGGGGAATCAATTAGGGTAATAGATACCAAGATAGCCAGCCTGATGGGGGCCCGCCGTCAATGGCCAAAGGCTAACTTGCAGTTCAAAAAACATCATGGCCGGGCAGACGCTTTATGGATTGCGGAATGGTTAAGACGGGCACGGCAGGGAGAATCCCCCACGGAAGGCACTGGGAATATCATTTCTACGCACTAAGCGCTTACCAGGAGGGTAGTTTGGAGATTAGCGGGGTAAAGACATAGAGCAGTGGGTTGGGCTTTCTGAATGCGAAAATGAGGCTGTGGTGAAGCTAGAGAGGTAAACCATGGTTTACCAAGGATGGTTGAAAAATGGACAATGAAATTAGAAAATTAAGGGACGGCAGAAAATGATCACCCATCTTTGCGTCCAAAATCCTGTTGCAGGTGAACTTAAAGGGGTTTGCGTTGTTTGTGGCCAACAAACCCTTACTGGATATAAATTACCTTTTTCGGATAATTTCACAGGATATTCCTATTTGTCTCATGGGGACTTAACCTGTCCCCGTTGTTATACCTTTTTCAAAACCCCTGAGTTTAGGCGAAAATCATGGATAGCTTCTCAAGACGGAGTCCTATATCTGAAGCGCCTTGAATGCAGGCAGCATATTCTTAATCCCCCAACTCCACCGTTTTTTCTTTATATTACCAAAACCGGACAAAGACAAGGGTGGTTATCTGCTTTGAAACTTATGAATTATAGTCAAGGCAGATTTTATATTTCAACGGATTGGGTGGGGCATTTTTTGGTTGAAAGGAGCGAAGCACTGATAATGGCTACTCAAATTGCATTTCTTAGGGAACGGGAAATTTCAAAAACTACTCTTTTAACTGGCAATCCTAGCATGAAACAATATAGGCTTGCCATAGAGGGTGGGTGGGAAGGAGAGTTTGGAAAAATTAGAAAATATGTTAAACAACCACTTTGGGAGGTGATGGTATATGTCTCTGAATGAGGCACAAGAAAAGGCCCTGGTTGAATTTCTGGCTATAGTTTATGGCCGCATTCCCTGGGGAAAAATGCGGACATCAAAAAACCCCCATGATATTTTCAATCATCGGGTGCGGGCAGCTACCAGAAGGGCGACTCTTTATGGGTTTGCCTCAAAACTGTGTAATTATTTTGGGCTTCAAACATTACCCCTTGAGGCTCAAGCGTTGCTTGATTTGCTGAGGCCAGAGGAGCAGCGAATATTAAGCACCTTATCCTCAGAACATATTCCCTGGTGTGTTAGGGGGATAATCAGATCAAAAGAGATGAAACTCAAAAACAAGGAGGCCGGCAAATGATTGAGAAATATGATGGCTGGATATTAGCCAAAAGCACCATTCATCATGGCGGGAACGAGAAAACCGGCAGCACCCCCGTACTTAGAACAATCTATCTGTATGTTGAAGGCCAGGGGGAAATACCCTTCCCATATATCAACGGTAATGCTATTAGAGGTAAACTGCGAAGGCTGCTGATGCGGGAGTTTTTTCAGCTTATAGGATTAGAGCCGGAAAATCTCAAAACCAAACTATATCATATTTTTTTCACCGGGGGAGTATTAACAAGTACCGAATCTTCCTATGCTACAGTGGACTTGGAATTAAGGAAAGAAATCCGTCGGTTGCTACCCCCGCTTGCTTTGCTTGGCGGTGCCATTGGAAACCAGATGATACCGGGAAAGCTGAAGGTGGGCCACGCTTTTCCTGTTTGCCAGGAATATGCTCAATATCTTCCTGAAAGGCTAAAAGCAGATAAACGGGTTGGCATGTCGGTACGAAGCTTCACCGATGAGTCGTTCAATACCAGAAAAGATGATTTGCGGGCAGGTCGGGCAGAAGATGAACAGGCGACCCAAATGAAAATAGAGTTTGAATGTTTCATTCCTGGCACAAAATTCTATCACTGGTGGGTGCTGGAGTGGCCCACAGAAATAGAAAAAGCCTGTTTCGGCAGATTGATTGAGGTCTTTCAATCATCTCCTTTTGTTGGGGGGAAGTTGTCTTCCGGCAACGGAGATGTGATGTTTGAGTATCAACCAAAAACACCTTCAGCACAACCGTATTTGGAGTTTGTGCTGAAACACAAAACGGACATCCTTCCACTTCTTCAGACCATTGAGGACAAGTTATGATTGAGCAAGAAATGACCTATTTCCTTGATTCTTTCCTTTTGGGGACATCAAGAAGATATAGACCAATGAAATACGAGTCATTAAAAATCACCTTTTGGCTTTCGGCCCCCATATCTCTTACCCACCCCTGGATGCACTTTGATGGGCTTATAGGACATCTCTTGACGATAGATGCTCTTGGGCAGGATTTTTATTTACTGCCCAGAAAATTCCCGCTTTCTCGTATGCTTCGGCAAGTAAAGATTCCACCGTTTCCCATCAAACATACCAGGGGAATGTATCACGCCTCGGCATCCATTTTTGATACCGGCAGGAAGTCTCTTGAAATTATGTATAAAAAATTTGAGGATCGGTGGGCAGGCGGCAGAAGAAAAGTATCTAAGGGAATGGGATATTTTCGGGACTATATGATCCAACACATCTATATTCCCACAAAAACCGTAATATTCTATGTAATGGGAGACAGAAAAACTTTGGAGCAACTTTGTCACTTGGTAACAGGGTTAGGAGACAATACCCGCGTAGGGTGGGGAGCGGTGAGAAGACATGAGATAGAAGACATGCAACAAGATTGGAGTATTATAAAAAATGGGATTGCTATGCGCCCTATCCCCGAAAAATTGATTGAATACACTTCCTTAAAAGTTGCTGTGGCCTGGAAACCCCCATATTGGGCGCCAGAATGTGTTGGAATATGTGCACCACCTGGTGCAGAGGTGAAACTGAAAAATGGATAAACAGTGGAGGGAAACATTTTTGCTTCATGCCAGAAGCGAAGAATATATCCAAAAAATTCAGGAAGCAGAGTACAATATTTTAACTACCCTTCTGCGATATAAAAAACCCTATGTGGCCTTTTCTGGGGGTAAGGATTCAACCTGTATGTTACATTTAGTATTGCAGCAAGCTTTAAATACGATGATTTTACATTGGGATTATGGCAGATTTTATATTCCTTACTACCTACACAACGAATTAATAGAAAACGCACGCAGATGTGGAGCAAAAAATCTTCGGATAGAAACATCTAGTCTATATGAAAAACTTGGCCGAAAGGCAATTAATGTATTGGGTAAAGAAATGATGGAAAAACTTATCCCTCAACTGATAAAAGAAGGCTACGATGTTGTTTTTGTTGGCTTACGAATACAAGAATCAGTTAAACGGAAACTAAGAATCAAAGCAGGGAGAAGCCTTACAAATATTTTTGAAGTATGGCCATTAAAAAACTGGTCATGGCTTGATGTATGGGCATATATCATCTCCAGTAAAATTCCTTATCTTTCTTATTATGATAAATATGCTCCTGTTGTGGGATGGGATAAAGCTAGGTTCACTACTTTGTTTGATCCCGAATTTGATAAATTTGGCTGTTCTAATGTTGATGGAATATTGTCTTGGAAATATAGGAATTTAATATGAGCCGAACCAATTGACAAAAATCCTTATCCGTGATAAACTTTAACCAGTTTAGGAACAACGAAGATGCAAACTCACGCCTTGCAAGACTTTCAATCCAGTAGGATTAGCGTTACTGGCCTGTTTAATGCTCCCCAAGAGCAAGCATTACGGGACTGGAACAATGTCCTTGCGAAAATAAATCTCACTAATCTCCCCCATACCCCCCAACAGGTTGCCGAAAACCGCCAGGCAGCCCTTCAAATATATCGAATTAGGTTTGACGAAAATGCCCTGAATGCCTTATCGCAAGCATTTAGTCAGTTACATGTGTGCTGGGTAAATGGTGACCCCCCGTTTGAAATTATCCAGCAAATTATTTCCCACCTAAACCAAGACTTACTTAACCCTTTCTCTGGGCTTGTACATTATCGTAGCAGCTTCGCTAGCATGGAGTCCCGTTCTATAGATATATCTAAAGACAGATCAAGAGGTCGGGGTTTGTGTTTAGTACATCCGCAAAAGCAGGCATTATGTAAAGGATTATGTAATAATTGCTATGAAAAAGCACGGAGACTAAATCTGTTGCACCTTGATTTGGGAGTCTGGCTATCGGTATTGTTGAAAAGGCGCAAGCCCAGAGATGTTTCTCAGTGCGTTAACCACGCAAAGATACAATCTTATGCTGACGGCCTGTGTGTGGAGTGCCTACATAGGTTGGGAAAGCTGAATAAGAATCTACTATGAACCCTGGGGCATTATTAAGTAGTTTTTTTGTTGCTTCTGTATTTAGTGAGGAAAATACAGGAGTTGGGGCTGTGTCTGAAAGGGGTTGCCTGCAGAAAAGTTATTCAAGAAAAACCACATTATCCAATAGAGAATTTCGATAAAAGGAAAGGGCTATGCGCAAAATTAATAAGCTGATTTTACATTGTTCAGATTCCTCCTGGGGTAATGCTTTGGTAATTAATCAATGGCATTTAGCACGAGGGTGGCATGGCAGAGAATCTAAGATTTCTTGTGGTTATCATTTTATAGTTCAAAACGGATATCCTTATTATTTGGAACACCAGAGTATTCTTGATGGTATGATAGAATCGGGCCGCCCAGTGAAAGAAATTGGGGCGCATGTTAGAGGGCACAATCAGAACAGTATTGGTATTTGTCTTATTGGCAAGCCAGGACATTTTACACATAAACAACTAGGACATTCTTTGCGAGCATTGTTTTTATCTCTTCTGCAAGAATTTAATTTATCTACAGCAGATATTTATGGACACTATGAGTTTGATTCAAAAAAAACCTGCCCAGGGTTGAACATGGATGCTTTTCGGTTATACATCGAGAACGGCGGAGAGGCTTTTTTGAGAGAGACGGTGGAGCTTACACCGATGTAAGGTGTTGGAATTATGAATTCTGTTTTTTTGGAACACCCTTTTAGTAAACGGAATATTGATATAGGATTGGTACTGTGGTGGCTTCATAGAACTAAAAAGAGGTGATAGGATTATGATTAAAACACTTGCTATTCACGGAGGCGGAATTAGGGGGATTATTCCAGCGGTAATATTAAATTGGATGGAAAAACATGTCGGTAAGCCAATTGCGGAAATATTTGATTTAGTCGCAGGCACTTCCACCGGTGGGATTCTAGGGGCAGCCTTAAGTATTGGGTTCACCGCCGAAGATATAATTGGGATGTACGAATATGAAGGAGAGCAAATTTTCCCTCAATCTGTATGGCGAAGTTTACACACCATTGGCGGTGCCGCCGAGGAGAAATACCCGTCGGGAGGAATTGAGGCAGTGCTACAAAAGTATTTTGGTACCCACAAACTATCTGATGCCGAAACAAATCTTATCATTCCCACCTATGACATAGAGCGCAGACGCCCAATTTTTTTCAAATCGTATAAAGAAAAATTTAAGACTATTTTGATGTGGCAAGTGGCTCGGGCTACCTCCGCAGCCCCCACATTTTTTGAACCGTACAAATGGTATATGCCCAACGGCGATTATTTTTCTCTTATAGACGGGGGGATGTTTGCTAACAACCCGGCCATGTGCGCCTATGTAGAGGCATTGGCTGAGTTTGATGCAACTGATTATATGGTAGTCTCATTGGGTACTGGGTCAGCAACACAACCAATTCTACATGAAGACGCACAGGGTTGGGGGTTGGTTGGGTGGGCACCGCATATTCTTGATATTAACTTTGATGGCCAATCAGACACAGCAGACTATCAACTTAATCGGCTTTTGCCATTGAATAGATTCTATAATTTTCAGCCCATGTTAGTTGGCGTAAATGAGGCAATGGATGATGCCAGCCCTGAGAACATCCGGGCATTGAAGCTGCTGGCCGAAAACTATATTGAAGACAATAAGTCAATGCTGGAGGCTCTTTGCGATATTCTGGCATATCAAGTTTAGCGGAAAGGAGAGTGAGTGATGGGAAAAACACTGATAATAATTTTGATTGCTTTTAGTTTAACGGGCTGCGCGTGGTGGAGTTTAGTCTCGCCCAGCCTGGAGTTGGCAGATGGTATTGAAGAGTTAAGCCAGCCGGCAGAGAAAACAGAGAAAAAGGAGACACAACACTATATTCTGGTTCCGATTAATGGCGGCGTGACGGAGGGTATTTAAACGGAAGCGCACGCGCACCGCAGAACACGCGGAAAACTTTTGAGAAAACGGCCTGGCTGCGTTTGGCTAGAAATCAAATTGGAGGGCCGAACTGTTTTTTATTGCAATGATGAGTGCCAGGAAATTTATGAGCGGGGTAAGGGGAAATGAAAAAGCTAGCCTGTCTAATTATGGCTTTTATCATGCTTAGCCCGGTCATTGCTAATGCTGAAACTTATACCCCCTCCCCAGATATTGTGGTTACGAATGCCATGACAGACGAGAGTTCTGGCATGGGGGAGATGAAGTTCAGCTTGGACAACCCAATCTGGACTGAACCCGAACCAAACGCAACCGAAAAGAAACAGACCCTTGTTGGCGGTGATGGCCAACATTGTATCTGGGCGATGTTTAGTGACCGGGCTGGTAATTGGACAGAGTCCCTGAGGGCCTGTGCCATCCTTGATTCTACAGCCCCAGGCGGAGACATACAAATACAGGGACCGGAGATAATAATTAACTTTGTTTCCGTAGAAAGCGGGGGATAACATAAAAGGCCGCAAGCCTAGTCTCATCGGCATGTTGCTGATGGTCTTTATAAAAAATAAAGTAACGAGGATGGTGGTCGAGTCCGAAATCGTTGACCATCGCAAGGGTTACGGCAGCATTAGCTACGCCGGAAGATGCCGACCACCATCTGACATTTAACAGAGAAGGGAAAGGGGATGGAAGGGCATGAAAAAGTTAATTATTACTTTAAGTATTCTTTCCTGGCTCGTTGTTAACACGGCTTATGCCCAAGAGAAGCACCGGGAATGGTTGGGGGAAGTTGCTGTTTCAACTCGTTACTCCCTCTTCGAAAAAAGCATTGGAATAATGACCGGTCTTGGGTTGGGATTTTCGCTTCACGAGGGCGCCCACCGACTTCAAGCCGAAATAGAAAACGTAGATGTTTCCAATGAAAGCCTTACCTCTCTTAAGTTTAATGGCAACAACAGAGAAGAGAGAAACATTGCCTTAGCCGGCTTTATCCCAGGAATTGTTGGATCGGAAATTGTCCTGGGGGTAGACGCTATTCCCAAAGACAATTCTATCGTTATTGGGTTTATGTTGTGGAATATTTCACACCCATTGTTGTATATAATCAGACATGAGATTGTATACGATGACGGATATGGTGATTTGAAAACCGTTGAAGATTCTGGTTGGGATAGCAGATATGTAGAAGCTGGGCTTTTGGCTCACTCCCTCTTAAGCGCCTACCGACTTTATTCAAAAAAGGAGGTGCCTGTGTTTATTGGGGCGACTTATAATGAGATTGTAATTGGCGTGTGTGGGAGCTTTTAGTCTTGGCAGAATTTGAAGCTGAAATCAGAGACAGGTTAGGTAATATTGAAGGCAAGCTGAACCTTCTTGTGCCAGCCATTCAAGAGATAAGAAAAGGCTTATATGGTGAAGTTGGCATTGATCCCCGTCTCAGAAAAGTAGAGGAAGTTCAGGCAAGCCAAAAAGGCTTTATCGCTTTCGCCGCCCTTATAGGCAGCTTTGTTGGCGGGCTAATGACCATAATAGCTCAATTTTGGTGGAGTAAGGGGGGTAGGTAAGATTGAAACTAGAAATAATTAAAGTTGGTTATGTGAAAACCATTGACAGGAAGACTTATGTTTTGGAGCCTCCATGGAAACAAAAAAAATAAAGTTGGACTGGGAATGTATAGGAGCCAAGCCGTCAAGGTTGTTTCAAACAGAAGCAGAAGTTCGCAAGTTCAGGGCAGACCTAGAGGACGCCACAAGAGAAGCATTTAAGAAATACGCCCTAGCCAGACAGAAGGCGTGGGCAATGGCAGATCACATGATACTGGATTAGCGGTGAATATCACTGAAGTAAACTGCGGAGCTTGTGGCGGTAGTGGACATACCACGGCTGGAGTTTGTGAAACATGTTTGGGGTCGGGATATAGCTTTTTCCCTGGCGATGGGCTAATGGTGATAAAGAGGTTTCCTGTTTACTGGGTTGATGACTATGGGGAGGTTAGCGATGTCAATAGGTGAGGGCCGGGAGTTTGCGTTTGGGTTTACCACTGGCGGGATGGTAGTTTCGATGGGCCTGCTGGCATGGGATGCCCTTAGCATATGGTGGAACGAAAGAATAGCAAAGAAATCCAGGAACTTTAGCTAACACTTGAATCCCGGAGGGCAGGAGAATGATAAAGTTTTGGGTGTTTTTGGTAGGGATCGGGATAGGCATGGCAATATGGGCGGCACTGCCTAAAGTTTCGGAGCGAATATTTAGTTGGATGGACGAGACTGTGATTGTCGTTGCCCCCGAAGACAAAGCGGAGGAAATTGAGCAATGTTTATGGGGGCAAGGACGATGACGCCGAAGCAAATAAAAAAAGAGCTAGTTCAGACTAGGGCATACTTTTCTCTTGGCCTGCCCCGATTATATGCAGACTATGAAGCTAAAATAACCGCAGTGGATAAGTTAGACGAAATGGTTGATTTTGTGGTTAGCTTTCTTAAGATTCCAAAAGAACGGATACAATTAGAATGGCGCCCTAGCATGGAGAGTGAATATCCAGATTCTATTTGGATTGAAGTCATTTTTGATACGGCAGAGGAAGCTAAAGTGATTCACGACGATACAGACATGGGGATAACTGGCCAGTTAGAGAAAAAATTCCCGATTGAGTCTCAAAGTGTTAGCCTTAACGCAGAGTTTAGGTAACACGGAAACCATAACCAAAAAATTATCTGAGAAAAAATACGTTTCAAAAACTAGCCTTTGATTTATTCGCCTAACCCGGATTTGGCATATTCGGTTAAGATTACTCGTTGGAAGCTAGCGAGAGTCTTAAATCCTTTACTCGCTTTTAGTAATTGGAGGCTTTCCCATAATTCTTTTGGGATTGTGACAAGAATGGTTTTATCCATGATATTCTCCTGGTTGTGTGGTGTAAAAATGAAACTTAAATTATCTTACATACCCGTCCTGGCGCATGTAGAGGGAATCCTCAACTTGAAGACACCATCTGTCATCATAGTTTCCCAATTCATTAGGCAAATAACGTTTAACTGGCCTAGCCTTGCTCCAGCCCATCAATTGCTCAACCGCATCCAGCGCCGCTTGGCGGCTTGGATAAGTTTGGTGATCCATGGTGCCCTCCGGAGTTTAGTTTGCCTACATGCTAAAATAGCCGCCACCCCATTCTTTATCAGCTTGCCCGTCAAACGGGCCAGTGAATTCCTTTATGGCTTCTGGCGTGGCCTGGCCCATGTTGCAGAAGACACCATTGCCGCTATCCTCATATATGTAGCCATCTTCGGTCATTATGTTGCCGCCACCAGCTCCAGGGTCATAAATACTACCACCAGCAAGCAGAATACCATCACAATCTCTCAGGTTCCAGTAGCACTGAGTTTTCATTTTCCCGCCCTCCATATTGATGTTAAGGATTATGACCGAAACCACTCAATTCTTGGTCGGTCAGCGAAATATTGCTTTCTGACTATTTTCCCTAGTGCCAGCATTAAATCTACTGGGTCTATGTCGCCATACAACTCTATGTATTTTTGGCTGGAATGGTATGGCAGGGAATCAACCGCCTTTTCTACTTCAGACTTGGTTTTTGGGTTTTTTTCATTGAAAAGCTTTTCTGCAATTTCATTGATGTCCATTTCCTTTTCCTCCTTTGGTTTGTGGTTTGCTCTCTCCATCTGTTTAAAGTATACCAAAACGCTAATGTTTTGTCAAGCTTTTTTTAAAGAAATATGCAGGAAAAGTGCAATTATTTTTCCTTGTAACAAAATACTAGGATGCTGTAGCCAATGTTAACCGCAACCATTGACCACAAAAGCAAGTCAGATATTCTTAAAGAAATTAGGGATGTTTCGGTAGGCGAACGACATACTTTTTTCTCAAATGGGATCGTATCTGCGATTGATGTTTTGCGGGCATTAATGACCAATAGCGGCAATCAACAAACCGACATAATGATAGCCACTTGGCAGCTAGGTATACGGGATGCCGGAAATTTAGAAGTTCTTGCCAGAAGCGATAACATTAATCTCAAAATTTTGTTGGATGTTTCGTATAAAGATCGGAACCCACAATATTTTGAGCGTGTCAAGTCCAGCATGGGAAAGATAATTTGGCTCACATCGAATCATACAAAAGTTATGACAATTGGCGGGAAAAACAAGAAATTTACGGTATTATCGTCAGCTAATTTTAACAGGAACTTCAGGTTTGAATTTTTTGATATTACTGAATCAACAGAATTATATGACATGGTTTTACAAAATTATGAGCCATTTTTTCAGGGCAAGCCGATTAATGTTGATGTCAATAACAGGCCAGTCGTGAGGGATAGATTTAAGACTATTTTTATCTCTGACAATGAAAACAACAGGACTATTGAGACAATTTTTGATAAAGATACCGTTTTGGATTTTGAACTTGAATTGCCCGAAATAGAGTGGGGGGAACTAAGGTGAGTTTATTTTAGGGCTGTTTTTTTAATCTTTTATGTAAAAACGAATGGTAGGATTTGGAACAAATTAGCAGATTTGCTCGTCTGTTGTCGTGTTTGTTAAGATTTCTGTGGTGGACTATTTCGGGGGGTTTGAGGGGTCGGCCAAGAGTTTTTTCGGCAACCATTCTATGTAAAGCCCGTTTAGTTTCTTTGTCAATTAAATACTCTTTGTCGGGATAAGAACCAGGGGTTCTTGGGATATGCTTTATCAGTTTTGTCTGCTTCCAATTATTGGATAACGAGTAAGTATTGGAATATTGCCCATGTCCCCCTTTTGCTCTGGTAACTATTATGAAGCCAACTCCTTCCAGTTCTTTTGTACCCTTAAGCCAAGAATGTGAAGATAATTTGCAGACCAATTTACTACGAGGGCATTTGATGTTTTTAGAATTATATCCGGTGAAACTATATCGGATGTTAATATAAGAAAGTTGAGCAGATTTACTAAGATTATGCCACTGAGAAGATTTCAGGAGATTGCGGGGTATGGCAATGAAGTTTTTGCCGAGATCGTTAAAATCAGATTTAACCGTTTTTTTGCGTCCCATGATGCCCCTGAATCATCATGGTAAAGGAGGGCAGGAAGTTCAGGGCAACCCACCCTCCCGTACCAGTTTGCGGTCACTCTTTTGAGTTTCCGCTTATATTGTGCTATACTATAACAATGGACATGGAAAAGCAAGCTAAAACGGGAGGAGGTAAGTGGATGCCCGAAAAGTATGTCTTAAAGCCCCTTAAGGTGGATGTACGGCCCTATGGCCACAACTTGACAGTGGAACACTTAATGCCAGATGGGAGTTTGCTTAGGGTTAGGCTTGGTGTGCCCCCCCCCGAATCATTTATGCCCACTCTACCAGTAAAAAACAATGTCTGAACTCTGCACAAACATTCATGAAGAGCTTGGCATGAACAAGCCCAGTGATTACGAATATCGTTACGCTTTGTCTGGACAGCTTGAGAAATATAGACAGGAAGGATGGGAGCTAATAGCTTATGCTGGCCACGGAGTTGATCATGCGCCGGTATTATTCATAAGAAGGCGGCTTGGGTGGTATGCAAGGATAAAACGGTACCTAAATGCTTCTGCCAGGTACCACTGATCACCGATTCGGGGAAATGTGCACAGTGTATTTGTTTTCTTAAATGCATGTCGGTAATTAAAGATAAGGCGAGCCGGAAATGGCAAAAGCCCCCCATATGCGAAAACAGACAATAAACTTAATGGAATTAATATCAACCTTAGAACTGCCTGCCAGGTGCATGGATTGGGTTAAGCTGGATTACTGTGGAGCCTTGGCCGGTTTGCGGGAATTCAAGAAAATCATAGAAAACCAGCGGCGTGTATTGGCGCTTAAGTACCACCCGGATAAAGATGGTGGTAGCTTGGAGCGAATGAAGATAATCAACGGAGCGATTGACTTTTTGCTGGCCCTGAGAATTCAATTACCACAGAGGCAGGTAGTTGTGTTCAGGTCGTTTAGGGGAGACGCTTCCAGCGTATCAACGAATTCAACCGCAACGAGCTCGGGATACTGGTAAGGGAGATTGACTAGGTGTGGCTAAAAACAAATCAACAACACCGCAAATCGCCGCAGAGACGCAACCCGACAATCCCGCTATGCGGGAATTAATATTTGAATATGTTACAAATATTGACAATGTTCACCTTAAAACCGAGGCGATTGCTAAAGCGGTTGGTCTCCAGGACAGACAAACCAGGGAGTATCTCACCACTGAATTCTGGGAGGCCGTCCGGGATGAGCGGCGCAAAAGATATGCTAAGCACTCGGTTTTCGTAGATGAGGGGTTGGTTAGGAGTGCGGTTAAAGGCAATCCGGCTGCCGCCAAACTGTTTTATGAGAAATATGAAAAATGGAGCAGTGACAAGGAAGAGACCGACCCTCAGTCTGCTGGTTGGGTTGAGCGAGCAAAAGAGCAAGCACTCCATAATGTTACATATCATCGCAAAATACTTTACAATTCACCGTTGTACCCTCCAGAAATTAAAGCTATTCAGCTTGTTGAAAAGCATATTGATCAAAAATCTGGCAAAATCATTACCATACGCAGTGCCCGTCAGACCATGAAAAATGAGTGCTCGGCTATGATTGCAACCAGGGTGCTTGAACGATACAAAGACAAGGGAGGAACTTATATCCGTACCGCCCCTACATGGAAGCCGCAAATCATCAACTCTAAGATGCGCCTGGAGAGGTTTTTGATGGCTGACCCTTTAATCCGGGATAACTATCGCCGCCGTGAGGGATTTATTTTTCAGTGCGGGCTTGCTCAAATACATTTTTTGTCTACTGATACCTCGGCCAAGGTGGTAGGAGATACTGCCGACATCTGCTTAGACATTGACGAGGCGCACAAAGTAGACAAGGGCAAATTTGAGGAGGACTTTAGCCCCATGACGGCCTCCAGCAACGCTCCGGTGGTAATGTGGGGTGTTGCGGCGGATAAACAGGATTTGCTATATGAGTACCTACAATTCAACCTGGAGCATAATCCCGGTTGCGTCCTCCAGTATCCGGCGAGCATCTGGTGTGAGCTGCTACCACAATATGCTAAGCATTATGAGGAGCGAGTGGCTAAGCTAGGGGCCGACCACCCGGTAATCCTAACTCAATACGACTTGATAGACGTGGACGCCATTGGGGGATATTTTACCAAGGCCCAGCAGACCAGCCTGCTCACCGGCGACCATGAGCAGTATTCAGCACCTAAAGACGGTAGAAGCTATGTTGTCACCATAGATATTGGTGGAGAGGCAGAGGAGGAGGAATCTGACCCACTGGTGAAGGCCGAGGGAGCCAGGGACAGCACGGTGGCGCTTGTGTTTGAGGTTGACCACAAGGACGAGGTAAACGGTTACCCTATGTGTCGGCTGGTGGATATACACTGGTGGACTGGTAAGAGCCTGGGGGACGAGCCGAGCGGACTCCCCGGTCAGCAGACCATATTGCTGAAACTACTCAGGGCATGGCAACCACATTATGTGGTAGTTGATGCGCGGGGGGTAGGGGAGCAGATTGCGAATTACCTTGACACTAACTGGGGCGTGGAAGCCTATAAGGCTTCGGCCCTTTCGGTAAGCGATGACTGTTATGGTTTGAAAGCCATGGTGAATAATGATAGAGTTAAGGTGTTCAGAGATGATCAGTCGCCGGAATATGCCGAACTGGCGAGACAGATTAAGCATACCAGCTATGAGATAAGGCAACATGACCGAATGAGGATAATCAAGCCCCACGGCAAGGGGCACATTGATATGGTGAAGGCCATGACTTATTTGTATCAGGCTGCCTTGACAGGCGGTGCGCCGGAGATATATTGATGTATGAGAGTAAACCCATACAGGAAAGGAGAAAAGATGCTTTTATCCGACAGGGAGCGCCAAGCCCGTGTGAATATTGTGGTAGAACAACCTGCCGTTTTTCGGGTGCATAAACAGGCTCGCATGATGGGGTACACGGGGAAAGATGCCCAATAAACCCTCACAGCAGATAAGGCGTGAGCAGGCCATTGACCAGCTTATCCAGCGCTTAAGAGATCATTGGACAAAACCTGGTTTTTTTGCTACAATTACACTAACGGTACAGAATGGCATTATTGGGAACGATGTGCATGTAGCTAAGAATGAGAAGTTGGGGGAGATATAATGTCTAATAATTGTATATATTTAATACAGGAATACAAAAGAGACCTCCTTGATATTTATCCTGCTGAACGCCTTCTGCATGGGGAAAGACATATAAATTATGGGCACGGTTGTAAAACTAGGAATGGAACAAAGGTTAAGTTTCCCAACATGATGACAATGTGTGGGGAAATTATTAGAGCGGATTTGGATTTTTGTTATGAACTGTATCCAAGCGGTATGGAGATAGCAGGAGAAACTCAATATCCAAAAGAACCCACATGCAAAGAATGCAAAGAAGCTTTTATGCCGGGGGAAATGTGAGCAAAGAAGAGGCAGAAATTAGAGCACATTGTCTGGCATTATGCGAGTTGGTTTGGGGGCCAAGCCTTAAGGAAAATTGCCAGGGGCATGCAGAATGTATGTCATTTTACAGGAATGTCGTACAACCCAGCCAGACCGAGTATATATGTAAATGCAAGCCTTATGGGATATCGCCCATCCAGGCAATATCAACTGATACCATAGCATCGAGTTACTTAAGGTGTAATCCTGTTTTGGGAGAGCGATGAGCCAATCAAAATTAATACACAGAAAACTGATTGACGATAAGGTTCGTGGTGGTTATTCTGAGCGAAATTGGCCGATAGAACGTAACAGGGAATACTGGGATAAACCTGGCATGCCACATCGCCGATGTATTCTTTTGCCTGTTGATGAGCAGGGCGAGTATTCACGATGCGAGCCGGGATTTGTTGTAAAAGAATCACATGTTGAAGATGATGTTCGGAAGGGTGTTCTCCTTGTCGTTGACAAGGCAGAGCTTGTGGATGTTTCTCTCTGTTCGTGATATGGGGAAGACATGAGCTATAGAGACACAGAAAATCATTGCATTAAGTTGGTAACGGATTTTACATTCTCTGATGCTAATTGGAACGATAAACTCATTGGCATTGAACTTGGACGCAAAGAAATTGAAGAGATTCAATTTTCAACCGGCTGTTTCATGTTTTCTTCTTATGTGGCAGCGTTGAGAGGAGAAAAAAGATTATCTCCCGAAGAGTGGACTTTCCGTGGAGACAAAATTATTCCAGTAAATAAAGAAAGCCACATAAGTCTTTCTATTAGAGGGGCATAATTTCTCAATCGGGAATGCCGAAGATGAGCAAAACCTTTAAGCAAAAAATTGATACACTAAGGCAGCAGATGGGTACATATGGGTGTGATTTATCAAACCTTACAGATCAAGAAGTAGCTGACGGAGTCAGAAGTGTTTGTGCTGTATTAATTGAGAAGGGTGGAGGACTTAAAGAGTTTTTTGAAGGTATGGCGACGATTAATAAATTAAAAACAACCTAGCCTAGTCAAATTGAGGGTCTTGGCGACCTTGTCATGCTGAGGGCTGGATATGGAAGGCAACCACACACTGTGGCAACCCCTTCCCGTCCAGCCCTTTTTCTTTGTAGGGTTTTAATGTTAACCAATCTAATCCAAAACATAGGCCACGGCTTCGGGAACGCCCGTGGCGCATTCTTGGCTGGCTATCAGAAGGCAAGTGGTGGCTGGAGAGACCTGGAAGCTATCTGGTCAAGTGTCTTGGGTGAATCTACCACTAACAGGAAAAGAACCGCCGCCCTTCAACTCAGGGAATTTCAGTCCTGGATTTACATTATCCTGACTACCATTTATGGGCGCACATCTACAGTCCCTTGGAACCTCAAGGTACAGCGGCCAGACAATACGCTAGAAAACTTGAATAACCAGCATGACCACCCGCTCCACAAGCTTCTCACCAAACCAAATCCGTTTATGACAGGTACCTTCTTTCAGCAAATTATTCAGACACAACTTGACCTTACCGGCATGGCCATGATCTGGAAAATTAGGAACGGCTTGCGCCGCCCCGCCGAACTATGGCCACTTAATATTTCCGAGTTTATGGATTTTATTCCCGGCACCACCACTAAAGATTTTATCAAAGGCTATCGCTTTACCAATATGGAGTTTCCTGTTGAAGATATTATTTATCTCTATTATCCTAATCCTAACCCCACCTTTTTCTCCACACTTGCATCCCAACAGACAACCAATTTGTTTGCCAGCCTTGCGGGGATGTCGCCTATTCAGGCTATGGCCCGGACAGTAGATATTGAGAAATATATTGAGGTTTATGAGCGGGATTTCTTTGAAAACTCCGCCAGGCCCGATGTAATCCTGACAATGAACGAGAAAAAGAATCTTGGCGAACCAGAGAGGGAAAGGATATTAACAAAATGGAAGCAAAAACACCAAGGCCCAAGGAAATTTTGGGAGCCGACGATTCTGAAGGATATGACCGCAGAGATTCTCAAAACCAATAACAAGGATTTCCAACTTGCCAAAACAGCTAACTGGACCAAAGACATGTTGTTTGCTACCTACAGTGTACCGGAGGGGAAGGCGGGGCTGGTCAAGGATATAAACAGAGCCAATCAGATCGGGGTAGATATAACCTTCAACGAGGAATGTATTCAGCCTCGGCTAAATTTATGGGATGAGACATTCACCAACCAGCTTGCCCATGAATTTGACGAGAAGCTGGTAATCCAGCACGATAACCCGGTACCATCAGACAAGGAATTTATCCTCAAGCGGCAGGAGTTTGAGGTTAAGAATTATATTAAGTCTATCAATCAAATTCGTGATGAGTCGGGCTTGGATAATGTTGATTGGGGGGATAAGCCCTGGATGCCGCTTAACCTAGTACAGGCTGGTAGTAGCCCTGTAGGTGAAGGTGAACCGGGAAAGCTTTATACCGTCCCCGTGCAACTGGAAACCAAAAACTGGCTGGACGATCCTGAGCGCAGGAAAGCATACTGGAAACGATTTGATGCGCGGGCAAAGAAACATGAGTTACTGTTTATCAAGGTAATGCGGAAGCTATTTGCCGATCAGCAAAGGGAGGTGCTGGCGAACTTAGCACGGCTTGCGCCACAGATAGAGTCGCAATTTGCTGGCTGGCATAAGGGTAAGGTGGCTCGGTATATCAAGAAAAATCCCCGCCTGGTGGCCGGAATATTATTTGACGAAAAGGAGCAGATTAAAGTATTTGAAAAGGCTGGTAAGCCGCTAATCAGCGATGCCTTTGAAGATGCTGGCACCGAGATGTTTAGCGACCTGGATATTGAGTTTAGTTTTGATCTGCATAACGCCAGGGCGGATAAGTTTATTAAGGGCCGGGCTGGTAAATATGCAGGGCAGGTAGTAGGCACCACACACAAAACACTGAGAGAGACCCTTCTGGAAGGCTTCAGAGAGGGGGAGTCTGTCTCACAGCTTGCTAAGCGCATAAGGCATGAGTTTGACATAGCAGACCGCCACAGGGCGATTGTCATTGCCCGCACTGAGGTAATAGGCGCATCCAATGCTGGCAGTCTTGAGGGGATGAGGCAGTCGGGGGTGGTGAAAAAAAAGGAGTGGCTGGCTTCCCTGGATGATAGGGTACGGGATAGTCATGTTTCAATGGATGGGCAGGTAGTGGGGATTAACGAACTATTCACATCTGGCGATGGTAATACGGCGCAACACCCCGGTGGGTTCGGGGTGGCAGAAGAGGATATTCAGTGCCGATGTACCACAGTGCCCGTGATTGAGGTGTAAAATGGCCTTTATACAAGACGACACAAAAATACAATTGATAAGGTTGTATGGGATTTTTTTGATTATTTGTGCTTGTATAAGTATCCCAATAAGGATAATAGAAATAACCTATGGAGAAGCCGAGCTTTTAAACAAGGCTCTGAGCTTAAATTTTTATGAGCTTGCCTGTGGGATGTTTTTAAAAAGCAAGCATATTAATTGTTTAGAGATATTTAGAAGGATGTAAACAGGGCAAATCAGCTTGGGGTGGAGACATGATATTTAAACCAACAGACATAGACCTAATCGTGAATTCATATGAACATGGCGAGCAACTTGGCTTTCGTGCTGGGATGGCAATGGCGCTAAACGATGATTGGATACAAAGAGCCATGAACGAGGCCGTGCAATCAGACCACTGGCTTAACGGAAATACTACAACCGCAAGCAACGAAGGAACCACGCAAGTAACGCAACAGGACGTAAGAAACGCTATTATTTTAGCTAAAGGCGAAAAACTTACGCCAAAACTTAGCTGTTTATATAACTGGGAATCTGTTCCTGTTGAATCGGTGGTTAGGCTAGCATTAACTTAATCAGACCATGAGACCAATAGCTTACCTTAAGTCAATAATTTTCAATTTGCGGATAGCTTGGCACAATTGGCGATACCGCCGCATGTGGGATAAAGAGCAGTGGGCTAACTGGGCAACCATTGCGGATATGCCACTCAGCAAAAAAGAACTCAAGAAGGCAGCCCGCCGAGGCATAGTGGAGACAAGACAGACACGAGGGGCGGGGACCGGTATGCTCACCACGCAATATCGGTTTAACAGGGGTGTCCTGGGAGAATATTATCTTAAGGGTAGTTTGATTAAGGCTGCATTAAAACGAGGTTAATCATGGCATTAATAAACGGAAAAGATAGAGGCGGTCAAGCAGTATATAGATTAGCCGACGGCAAAATTATCCCCGTTGCGATATTGTTAGATACTGATGGAAATGTGATCCCGGTTCCAATAAGAAAAGACATGGAGGGAGGCGGGAAAATATCTGTTGGAACTACCGCCGTAGAAGTTACTTTTACCGGAACAACAACAACGATAATCATTAGCGCCGACCCAGAAAACACAGGGACACTATATGTTGGAAAATCAGACATTGATAGCAGCGGTAATAATTCTTTAACATTCCTGGAAGCCGGAGAAGATATAGCAATAAGATACGATGACAGCGAAAATCCTATTTATATCGTTGCTTCTGTTGCCAGCCAAAATTATTTTAAAGGAGCTTTGCTTTAGATGCAAATAATTAAAAACGCAAAAACAAGAATCTTTCCCGGTGGGCAAAAGTTTAAAGCTGAAAAGAATCTTACATTTTCCAATGATACGGGAACATTGACACTTTTCAACGTCACTGGGGATGTGATTGTAGAAATTATTCCAATTGTCATTACTGCAGTAGTATCCGCAGCGGCAGCAAATATTAGGTTAGGTATTGTTGGTTCTACCAATGCCATGATTGCGGATACACTGGCAACCGACTTAGGTCTTGGGTTGTTATGGGTATCCTCCGAAGTTGATAGCAAAATAGAACCATATGATGCTGCTAGGCGTTTTATGGTTACAAGGGGGACTGATATTGTATTAACCCTATCAGCACAAGTTGATTCTGGCGCAATTACTTTTTATTGTTTTTGGACACCGTTATCTAACGATGGAAAAGTTGTTGCAACTTAAGGACGGTAAAAGAACATGTCACACATAGCGGAAAAAGAAACAGCTTATGATAAGGCTAAAGTAGGGGACGAGCATTTTCATTCCGCTTCTAAGGTATACCCAACGGGTACAACAGGTGCGGTAATAACATCGGCTTCAGATGCCTGGACGCTAGGAAACTTTACTGAAATTGTACCCGTGAACACCATTACAGAAGATTTTGACATTCATTGGGTAAACATTGAAGGCGTGAGTGCTGACGGTATTTACGAAATTGTTTTATATGCGGCTACCACAGAGATCGGGAGAATGAGGTTTACGGCGACCGATATAGCCAATGCAACTTTTTTGGCAGAAAGAAAAATGCAGACGAAAATACTGTTTAAAAACACACAAATCCAAGCAAAAGTTATGACTGATAACGGAGGGCAGCAAGATACCGTAACGATCTCTTTGCATTATCACACATATTAGCAATTATGGCCGAGGGGCAAAACAATGACATTTCTGGAATGCGGACAGGATAAAGGCGGACAGACGGTGAAATAAGTACCCGGGGGGCTTGTTGTGCCAGCTACAATTGCAGTTGACCAATACGGCAATCCACTAGAGCAGCAATTGGCGGGTGCTTCGGTAAATTTTGTTTTAGCACAGGCGGTTTTGTAAAGGGGCGTTGCAATGGAGAAACAAGACGAAAAGCAAGCGGAAAAAGATTTTCCCAAGTGGTTTAGATTTATGTTTATTTTGTTTGGATTTATATATCCCAAGAAAAGCGTGAGGCTTGCTGCTGTGCAGGCTTGGAATAATAATTTTGGTTATATTTGTAAGATGACAGAAAAGGACGTTAACTGAAGGAGGTTGTTCTAAGTGGAAAAAGACCAAATACCTAGCATCAAAATCACGGTAGACAAAAAAGCCATGAAGGCAGTTGTTGCTACCGCAAAAACATTTAAAAAAGTAGAAAGGCTTTTAAAGTCAAACGGCGAATTACTTGCCGAAATTCTTGAGGGCACTCTGAAAGGAGTCTAATGCCCTTTTCTGTCAGGGAGTTTATGGTAGGAGCAGAAAAGTTCCCGCTTCCCAAAAGCATATAATATGCAACTTAAACAATCAACGGTACTGGAAAACTTAAAGACCAGGATTGACCGCTTGGCAAAGGAAGGATTTTTTGGTATACTAAAGATAACCTTTGTCAAGGGGGAGATAAGCGTGGTAAAGCAGGAGGCACTTTTTAAGCCGGAGGAAGTATGAATAATTCTGAGCTAGCAGGTTGGATTGTGTGTCTCATAATATTCGTTGTAGGATTGGTTGCGGGCGGAAATTTACAGTACAAAATCAATTAATTAAGATAACCAACATAACATAATCTGACTGACCTGGTCAGGGAAACTGAAGGGTCGGGTATAGGAGCTAACCACTTCTTGCCCGACCCTTTTTGCGTTTGTGGAGAAAAAGAGGAGACCGTTGCAATGGCTTATTTCATAGGGAAAACAGAGGACGGACAAGACATTTACGGAATGGATTTTGATATAGAGGTTAAGGAGGCTAAGCAGACCGAGGACGGTAAGCGTGTAATTTCTATGATTGGCTCTACCCCCAGCGTGGACAGGGATGGGGATACCATCAACCAGTCCGGGTGGGATTTAAGGGCATTTAGAAGCAATCCCGTGGTTCAGTGGGCACATAGCCACGCCATTCCCGCCATAGGCCGAGCCAACAAGTTTATCAAAAGCAAGGAATCTCTGGATTTCCAGGAGATAGAATTTCCCAAAGAAGGGATACATCCATTCGCCGACATGATTTATGCGCTGCTCAAGGATAAATTTATCAGGATGTGCAGTGTCGGGTTTATTCCTCTCAAGCATGAAAAACGGGAAGTTGAGGATGACGAAAAAGACCGTTTCTGGTCACCTCGTAATTTTATCAAGCAGGAGCTTTTGGAACTTTCCATCTGCAATGTGGGTAGCAATAGAGATGCCTTAGTCTACCTCCAGGGCAAGGGATTCAAGGGTGATGATGTGAACAAGCTGTTTGACTCCATGATGATCCAAGAGAAGCGGGTTATCCCCTATAAGCAGACCCCCAAAGACCCAGAGGATGCCACTTGGAACGGCCCCAAAGAGGTAGCTGCTGCCGAGGTTAGCGATCTTAAGATTATGTGCACCTGGGTTGATCCTGATAACGACGAGATTAAGTCAGGCTACAAGCTGCCCCACCATCGGGCAAGCGGTCATAACACTGTCTGGAAGGGTGTGGCTGCTGCTATGGCTGCATTGCTGGGGGCCAGGGGTGGGGTGGAGATACCCGAAGGCGAGCGCAAAAGAGTTCACGGACATTTGGCAAAACACTATAAAGAATGGGATAAGCCCGTGCCTGATTTTAAAGAATATTCTGAGGCAGAACTTGAAAAGATATTTCCTGATGCTGAAAGCTGTGTGGAATGCGATAAGACCCTCAGTATTAAGCCTAGCGAAAAATTTGTCTACGAAAGCAAACAACACCTATGTCGGAGTTGTCTTGATAATCTTAGCCTGGATTGGCCGAGCCTAGTTACCAAAGAACTCGCCGAGAAACCCTATGCCAACGAGCATGCCTGCCGCCTGAAATCCCCCGATCAATACGATAGCTTTGCCCGCAAAAACTGTGCTGTCAAGCATGACGGCAAATGCATTGACCATATCTACGGCATCAAAGATGGTAAATCCGATTTACAAGCCATGAGATACCCGAGGGATGTATGGTCTGCTACCGACGCCCGTGCCCATTGCAAAGACAAGGGTGGAGCCTTTGAGGCAGCTAAGGAGGCGGCAAGCGAATGTCTTGAGTGTGGTAAGGCTGTCAGCCTTGAAAGCGGTGAACAGTTTACCTGCGAGGGCAAGTGCCCACTGTGTGAGGGATGCTTTGATAAGGCGAAGGGCACGGCCAAAATTGACCTTTCTGGCCTAACCAGGAGGTTTTGTGTTGAGTGTAACAAGGAAATTGATTTTATGAAAAAGGATACATTTGAAATCAATGATGACATAAAGGTCGTATGTATTGAGTGTGTCGACATTGGAATCAAGGCTGGGGCTGAAATTGAGCCATGTGCTTTTTGTGGAAACGATGTTACAAGCAAACTCGTTTGCGAATCATGTGTCAAGGCCGGTGCAGTCCTAAACCGTGCCAACAAAAAGAAACTAAGGGACGCTATGCGTCTTATCGGTGAAGTCCTTGCCTCTTCCGAACCGGCGGTAGAGGACGGAAGGGATGCCACTGACACTAAATCGCAACCCCCGGAAGAGGTCGATTTTCAAACCCTCAACGTCGAACAGCGATTGGCTGCCTTTGAAGTGAGTTTCGCGGAGGGGATAAGGCAACTCAGAGCAGATATTGCTGCTTATGCCAAGTTTACGGGCCAATCACAGACCGCAGACAAAGACGAGATTGACCTTGACGATGATTCCGAAGCTCCTGACGAAATCAATCTGGAGGAACTGGAGCTGTCCTCCAATCCCGAAAAGGACAAAGACGAGATTGATTTGGGCACCACTTTAGTTGACGGTAAGCAATTCCTGGAAGAGCTTGGCAAGGAAATCAACCAGTCGGTTACAAATGTAGTGACCCAGGAATTTAACCGTGTAACCGGCAAAGTAGACTAAGGAGCATAAAATGACAAAAGAAGACCTGTTGGGCTTCATCAAAGCCTCAACGGACGCCGCTGTGAAGGAAGCTCTAGCCATACAGCTTAAGTCTCTGTTGGAGGTTGAAGCAAAGGAACTTAAGGCCAGCGTTGGGGCTGGTTACCAGGCTGCGGAGAGATACAATTCGCAGTTTGTGCCCACTAAGGGCGGGGACCTGATTAATCCCCTAGCTGCAAAAAATTCCCTCCAGTACAATGAGTTCGGGAATTACTGGATTAAGCTAGCCCCAGATGGGGAAATTGAGAATTGGGTTAAGTCGTTTGTGGCAACCATTAAGGATCAGACCGTATCATCTAATACCGGGAGTGGGTTCTTGGTGCCAGAAGAGTTCGAGGCTTCTGTCATTCAGTACCGAGAGCCAAATAATATTGTATGGCCCCGTGCCACCATTGTTCCAATGAACACGGACACCAAAAAACACCCAAAGTTGGCGCAGGTTAGCGTTGGGACGGTAAATCATTTTGGCGGAGTGGTGTTTAATTGGACTGAGGAAACCGGAACCAAAATCGAAACGGAACCTAAATGGGAGCAGGTCGTGTTACAGGCTAAAGAACTTTCGGCCTATACCCAGATTAGCGACACACTGTTGGCTGATAGTCCTATCAACCTGATCAACTTTATGACTGATCTCTTCCGGCGGGCCTGGATGTGGACTACCGATAAGGTTTATATTGATGGTGATGCTGCCGGTAAACCTCTGGGCGTGATTGAAGACCCGGCCATCATTACTGTAGCTCGTCAGACTGCCGGTGCAGTGGTGCTAACTGACATCAGCAACATGTATGAGCAGCACCCGGTTCACTTCATGAACGGGGCTGTGTGGTTCATGAGCAAGCAGATTGAGGCTCGGTTGCTCAATGAGCGGTCAACCACCAATGACCTGCTGTTGCGGAACATGCTGTCAGTTAAAGACGGCAGAATTTCAACCCTGAAGGGGCATCCCATTGCCCTGTCCGATAACAAGACCCCAACCCTGGGTACTAAGGGCGATGTAATCCTCGGCAACTGGAGGGAAGGTTACTACATCGGGCGCAGACAGGGCTTGAAGTTGAATCGTAGTGAGCATGTAGCCTTTCTGCAAAACATGCTTACCCTCCGGGCTACTGGCCGGGTGGCCGGTGTTCCGGCTCAGCCGAAGGCATTTGTAGTGTTGGATGTAGCTGAGGGTGGCAGCTAAAAACTAGCTGACCGTTTAACCATTTACCGTTTTGGTGGTCGGTAGCTGCGTAACCAACGGTTGCTGACCACCAAAGTCAATTTTTACCAAGGAGGTTGAAATGGCTCAAACACGGGATTTAACCAGTGTTTTGAAGATGATTGATTTCCTGCTGCGGGGTAGCCTGTCAGCAGCAACCCATATCACCAAACCAGTAGACTTGCGGGCTGCTATTACCAATAGCGACCTCACGGAAGTCGTGACCCGCATCATACTCGGTATGGCAGTTGAATTTGGCGGTGCCGGTACCATCGACATTGAGGTGCTGCATTCCGATGATGTTTCTTTCGGTTGGGTAAGGGTTGGCACAATTGCCCAAGCATCCGCTGCTGATGGTGCCAACTTCTACCATTCGGAATTCTATAACCTGAAGCGGTATGTCAGGCTACAGATTACCGTGACAGGTGTGGTTGCAGCAATTTGCATTATCGGTGCTGGCGATCATGGGTTGAGAGAGCCTGTGGTACAGACGGGCACTCAGTTGGTCTATACCGCTGCGTAAGAAAAAAGGAATGGGGGACTGGTGATATTGCCAGTCCCCTAAACCCCACCATGGACACAATTAAAATCAAATTTATCAACACAGACTTGATGAACCATTTTGGGGCGGTAGCAGAGGTTCCCTATGATTGGGGAATGAAAAGAATAAGCAAGGGTCACGCTATCCTTTACCAGCCCCAAAAAAATACATATACACCGTTATATTTTGCATCTCCCCAAAAGATAGTTTCCCCTAAAACAAGCGCAGTAATGGGTTTGCGCAAATATCCCGAAATAGTCTGGGTGCAAGATAATAACATCATGGGGGGGGCGGAGCTTAGCAGCCGCCAAGTCATTAATGTTGGCAGGAGATTAGGGTTTGAAATTCATGTTTTAACCCCACAAAACTTTGATTTTAGTATATTGAGGAATGCAAAATTGCTTATCCTCAATAATATTTTTACATTCAACTCTACTCAGATGGTAGAGATCAAGCGGGCAATCTTTGAATTCCAGATTCCCTATATCAAATATGAGCATGATATGAGAGAGGCATATGATAATAGACTCAGCTTTTCCCGGCGTCTATTCAAACACTCTAAGCTAAACATGTTTATCTCACCTCTACATCTACAGGAATATCAAACCAAGATTTACGACATGAGTCCTTCCTATACTTTCCCCCTTGCCATTGATGTAGACAGGTTCAAACCAAACCCTAAAATCAAGCGGGATATAAAAAAAGTAGTGCATACCTCTGGAAACCTGCATAACAAAGGATTGGTGTCTTTGTTTGCTATGACTAAGCAGCGCAAGGATTTAAGATTTGAAATCTATGTGGGCGACAATAATCTCATTGCCCAGATGTTTGCTAAGGCTAAGAATGTTAGGCTGATGCCCAGGATTGACAACGACAAGATGCCAGATGTCTATAGTGGAGCGGGCTATTTGGTGCATCTGCCGACAGGGGCTTGGGCAGGGGAGCGGGTGGTATTGGAAGCTGCTCTCTGTGGCTGTAAGCTAATAATCAATGACAATGTAGGGCATAAATCCTGGGGCTGGGATTTAGAGGACATAGGTGCTCTCAGGGATAAGCTGAAGGTAGCGCCTTATGACTTTTGGCATAGGGTTGAGGAGGTAATGTGAAATATAGGCTAAAAGTTTTAGAGAAAACTACTGACATTGAGATTGACGGGGAAATTTCTAGCCTTACAAATAAGATAAAGATTTGCAGATTATCCAATAATCTAAAATCGGTTGAGGCAATAGAACAAGTGGGATGAAAGCTTGAAAGTGAATTCCCAGAATTTAAGTGGATTTTTTTGCGTGGAAACGACATTGAAATTTTGGAATTGGAACAAATTGAAAACTGAGGGGATATTGTAATTTTAAGTTTAGGTGCGTACCGTTAAATCAAGTAAAGCCAAGAAAGGAGAGTAAAGTCATGGAAGGTAAGGAAACAGTGCCCCCTACAGAAAACACACAGGGGGAAAAACAAGCTGAGGATTACTTGGATTGGTTGCCAGTTGCAATGCAAGCCATCAAAGAAGAGCACAATGTTCTGATTGCCAGGATATGTACACTTCTGGAGGCAACAATATCCAGCAATCTCGGTTCACAGCTTACGGCAATCAAACGAACCATGAAGGATATTGTGCGTGAGGAGCAGGACAGAATGAATGATTATTTGGATTTACGGGCATATCCTAATCATATTCATTGTGAACCTGCCACATATAAGCGGTTTTGGGTAGGCAGCAATAATGGAGTGAAGAACGATTAATTTCTAACCAACACGGTACGCACCTAAATCATGAGGGAAATGTAATGAGCAGGAAAAAGGGAAGCAACCCCCCGCCACCCGGCTTTAAGTATCGACCAAAGCCACCACCATCTCCTCCACACAACCGAGGGTGCAAGTGCGGGCAATGCCTAAACAATAGCCACCAATCTTTTCGGACAATGGCAGTGAGAAAAAATGAGGCTGGCGGATTCTTAGTGGGGTAACCATGACCTGTATAGTGGGATATGTAGAAAAAGAAAGGGTTTATATAGGCGGTGATTCGGCAGGATTGGCGGGCTGGAGCAGTCTTGCTAGGGCAGATGAAAAAGTGTTCGTGAAACCCAACAATGGGAATCCCATGATATTTGGTTTTACATCTTCATTTAGGATGGGGCAAATAATTAGATATTCGTTTAAGTTGCCGGAGCAATCAAGCAAATCATCAGACTATGAATATTTATGCTCAGTGTTTGTAGATGAACTTAGAAAAAGTTTCAAGGACAAGGGTTACTGTGAAGTAAAAGACAACAAAGAAAGAGGCGGGACTTTCCTGATGGGATATAAGGGGGCTTTGTATCAGATAAATCCTGATTTTCAGGTTGGTCAATCACTGAAAAATTATGAAGCTGTTGGGTGCGGGCAGGATTTGGCACTAGGAGCTTTGTTTGCTCTTGAGAATAATCAAGCATCTCCAGACCATAAGATAAAAGTAGCATTACAGGCCGCCACTGAGTTTTCTGGTGCCGTGAGACCCCCATATAACATTTTGAGCATTTAGTGAGGTGACAAGATGATTAGGTTTATCAAAAACTTGAAACAAGAATTTGGTAGGGTTGGCTATAACCCCCCGCCCACCAAAGATTATACCCGGCCAGCGAAGCCCCCACCGGCACCGCCAGCAATACGCAAGGTTAGTTGCAATTGCCCACTTTAGGCAAATGTGTTGTCTTGAAGGAGGTTTAATATTATGCACTGCGTGACAGACAGATCGGGGAAAATGTTTGTTCCCAATGAACCGAATCGACATAATCCACCAGAAGGCATGGTCGCCCGTGAAACCAGTAAGCATGGCTACCGGTGCAAGTGCTTTCTGTGCATTAAGCGCCGCCCAACCTTTAGGGAAAAGATGGTGATAAAATGACAGTAGATAATATACTCTTCGTTCATTCAATTCTGCTGGCAATTGGGTTTATTCTGCAATGCGTGTGTTTTAAGCTAATAATAACAGGTTGGAAACTGCTTAAATCAGAAGCGAGACGGTGATTAAGCGATGAACATAGGAAGCTTTTTGGATGGGATGTTAACTGCGTGTATGATTTTAATTATTTTAGGTATGATTTTTGATTGAGGATAAACCTACATGCGACTCATCTTCAACCTCCTCAATTGCGGTTTGGCCAATAACGGTGGTAGTGACACCATTATCAGGTCGGCAAACACCTTGATGGACTTAGGCCATAAAGTTACAATAGTTGACAACATAAACTGTAGCTATACCTGGGGGGAGATAAGGGCAGAGCACAGGAAAATCAGGAATCCAGCCGACATTCCCGATGCCGATGCAGTCATCTCTACCGGGTTCAAAACGGTAATTGAATCTTTATCGTTTCCTGCCCGGTGCGGTAAGCGATTCCATTGGATTAGGGGGTGGGAGACTTGGACTTACCCGGGGCAGTACATAAGATCAACTATATTGGGCTATCCGGTAACAAGAATGGTTAATGGTGTTCAGCTACAGCAAAAGCTGGCTGGTTATGGAGTTGCCTCACACCTTGTAAGGCCAGGCTATGATTTTGATAAATTCTTTTTTTCTGAAGCGAATATGAGAAGTTCCGGCTGTGTTGTTGTCGGGGGCCTTTATAATACTGGCAAAAAGAGGGGCAGCAAACGCACAGAGTGGATATTAGAAACAGCCGCAAGGCTAAAGCGTGAATACAACAATGTCAATCTTACAATATTTGGGGTTCACGAAAACCCAAAGATTGATGTTATTGATACTTACCATCAGTTGCCACCGCAAAATCTGACAAACACTATATACAACCTGATTCATATCTGGCTGGCTCCCACAATGCTTGAGGGGTTGCACAAGCCCCCCGCTGAGGCGATGCTCACTGAATGTCCAGTGGTAGGAACTGATGCTGAACTGAGTGGAATGAGTGATTACCTGGTGCATAACAAGACAGGGCTGGTAGCTGAAAATAACCTGGACTCTTTTGTTGAGCATGTCAGTCTTTTGGTGGCAGATAAGGAATTGAGAAGGCGGCTGGGTAAGCAGGCTCGGCAGGCAGTCCTGGCATTGGGGAACAGACAGGATAATATGCAGAAGATGGTTGAGGTATTGGAAAATGGCTAAAAATGGTATTTGTACCGCTGGGATAGTTTGTGGATGGATGGTTATCGGGACAGGCACAATAGGGGTTTTTAATCCCAAAATGGTTGCACAGGAACCACGGTTGGTTGCAGTTATGTTGATGGCGACAGGGCTAATTATGATATTGGCCTTATTGCTATTGCTAAGTGGGTCAAAATGAGTAAAATGTCTAACTTAAAATTCCCTCAGTTGAGCATAGTTACGGCCTGCTATAACGCAGCCCCCTTTATAGGGGACTTATTTAAAAGTCTTGTATGCCAAGATTACCAGAATTGGGAGCTGGTGATCATTGATGACTGCTCAACCGATAATTCCATTGAAACCATCAAGCTGGCTATCAAGGCATTTGATATAGAGGGTAAGGTCAACCTGCTAACTCAAAACAAAAACAGGGGGTATGGCTACACACTGTGGAATGCTATCAGACACAGTAGGGGGCCGTTAATTGCCGTGGTGGACGCCGACGACGCCCTAGCCGGGCATAAAGCCTTATCTGAAACTGTTAAAACTCACAACAAGTATCCAGATGTTGCACTGACATACAGCGATTACATAGAGTGTAACAATAGACTAGAACAACGGTCGGTTTATCATACACGGCAACTTAAAAGCTGCGAACAATATATCAATACTAAGATAAGATTAAACCATCTAAAATGTTTTAAGAGAAGCTTTTATGATGCCACAGAGGGGGTAAACAAGAAACTGCGGCGATCTGTAGATAAGGATTTAGTATTGAAGTTTGAAGAGGTTGGCAGGTTGTTATATATTCCCACACCACTTTACTTATATCGCAAACACAGGAATGGTGTCTCCCGCACCGACCATAAAAAAGGCAAAGAATATATCGCTCAGATAAACAGGACCAGAAAACAGATATATGAAGATGCTTGGATGAGGCGGCAACAATCTCTTACATGGTTAAACCCCGAAAAGTGTCAGGCATTACAGAATAAATGGGGTAATTATAACAGTTTTGGTAAATGCCCAAATCAGGGAAACAAGAAGGATGTTATAAAAGTCTTAAAACAAGTTATCAGTACATTTGGCAAAGAAAAGCCAAGCGTATTGGATGTAGGATGCGGTGCAGGCCATTTTATGTGGGTAATAAAAGACAGAGTATCCAAGTTAATTGGCCTTGACTTTTCGCCTGAGATGCTCAAACTAACCAGAAAACAATTTGCCAAAACAATGATAATACCAGAACTTCTTTATGAGTCATGCTGGAAAATCCCGTTGCCCGATAACTCTGTTGATATTGTGTATCAGGTTGATGTGGCTATGCACATAGGGGGAAGTTGGGAATCAATCCAAGAGATGATGCGGGTCAGCAGGAAATATATAATTTTTACCGGCCCATCGTTTGAGTCAAACCTTACAACTGAAATGGATATGCCGATGGGATCAGGAAAAAGGTGGGCAGTTAGCATCCCACTTTTAAAGCGGAAGCTGGGAAAATTAGAGTCTAATGGTGAAATCAAATCATATGATTTTAGAAAAAGAGTGCCAACATCGGTTTATAACCATAAAATTCTTGTGATAGAAAAACCAACGGAATGCCCGGAAAGCTCAAAGATGTTCTCCTTGCTTACCCCGCAAGTATGTAGGCGGGAGGCAGTTGCGCTATGAACCAAGAATATATACCCAAAATCAGTGTGGCAATGGCTTGCTACAACTCGGCTAAATACCTTAAAGCAGCCATTAAGAGCATATTGAGGCAGACATATACAAACTGGGAGATTGTTTTTGTAGAAGATATGTCAACAGATAATACAGCGCATCTGCTTAAAAAATATATCGTAAAATATTCTTTAAAGGAGAAGGAAATTGTAATTCGGCACAATGAAAACCTGGGGTATGGTACCAGCCTACATGATGCCATTAAGTACGGCACAGGTGAACTTGTGGCCGTGGTAGATTCAGATGATGCGCTGGCCGGTAAATATGCCTTCGCTAAAATGGTTGAAGCACACAGGACGCATCCCGATGCATCACTGTGTTACAGTACATATTATTTTTGCCGGAACAAACTAAGCACAAGATTTGTTAAAGATGTTATCCCTATTCCCGCCGGGCAAACTTATCTGTATACATTGCTAAACCCAGGAACAAGGGGGAACGGAAAGGGGTTATATCATAGGGTTAGCCACCTGAAAGTATTTAAGCGGGCTTGCTATGATAGAACCGAAGGGTTGATGCGGGGGTTAAGGAAGGCAGTTGATCGGGATTTGGTGCTGAAGCTAGAGGAAGTGGGGCAATTGATATTCATAAACGAGCCGTTATACATCCACCGCAAACATGACGGGAATATTACGAACTTGTGGGGGGAGATGTCTAAAGCAGAGAGGGCTGAGATTATAGCTGCTAAAAAACAGATAATAAGAAATGCCCAGGTACGGAGGGGGATGGTATGAAATTTACTTTATTTGAGCGGATATGAAAATATATTTAGATAAGGTAAAAAAAGAGGCTGTTCTGCGCCTAGTGCCTTATTGGGAAAAAGTTGGCTGTGAAATGGTTGACAGTTCCAATAAAGCAGATATTCACCTATCGTCGGCAAGCATAAAAAGCTCTGTAGAATCAAAATTAATATTAAGGCTGGATAGCATTAAATGGGATAAAAACGAGAATTATGAGAGACAAAACCAAGTTATAGGCCATGCTCATTCAATGGCAGATGGGATAATCTACCAAAGTAATATTTCAAAGCAGATGGGCGAGAAATACTTGACTGAAAGAAAGACTGATAATTATACAGTGATTTATAATGGCATTGATCCTGTGGGCTGGAATAATCCAGTACCCCATACAGGCATAAATATTATGGCTTGTGCAAAATGGCGAAGGTGGAAAAGATTAAAGGAGATAACTGAAGTGTTCTTAATGTTTTTGGAAAAGCATCCAAGCTCACTATTGCATGTTTTGGGGAGATTTATAAGCGGTGCGAACACTAGAAAAATACCACATAAAAACATAATTTACTATGACAGGGTTACTTATCCAGAAATCAAAAAGATTTATGAAATAGGCGATGTTTTTATTCACTTATGCAAAAACGATAGTTGCCCTAATGTGGTAGTTGAGGCTATAGCGGCGGGGATGCCCGTGATAACCACCAATGCCTGTGGTGGGGCTACTGAGATGTGCAGGCTAACCCCTGGATGCGTAGTTGTTGATGAAGGAATGCCGGAATTAGAAGCTGCTTATATTCATAGCGACAAACACAATATTATGCTAGGTGGTGTAAGAATGAATATCATAGAAACTATTGGACAAGTTGTTAGAGGTAAAACTAGAGTAAAATTACCCGATGTACTTATGGCTAAAACAGTAGCGGCTAAATATTTATCTGTGATGGAGAGAGCATTGTGCTAGATGTAAGGTATGAACAATATGTGAAATGTCAAATCAATGAAAACAGAAAAAAATTAGAAGAAAACCCCTGTATCCATTGGGCTACTGAAAAAGAGATGAAAATATTAACAGCATATATAAAAAACAACATGGGTGTGGTTGAATTCGGGATGTGCCATGGAGTTAGAAACGGATGGGAAGTGGAAGAGCTAAGAAAGTCTCTTATGTGTGATGTTATTGGTACAGAAATAGCACCAACAGCAAAAAGATATAAACACGTTTTTCAGTGGGACTTCCATAATATAAAAAATGAATGGAAAAACAAGTTTGATTTCATTTACAGCAATTCATTAGATCATGCCTATGACGCAGAACACTGTATTAATCAATGGCTAAGTTGCCTTAATGATAAAGGGAAGTGTTTCATTCAGTGGCAAGTTAGACATGACAAGAGTGTGTCGTGGAATTTTGAAGAATTGGTTGTTAATTCTGGAAAATTCAAAATAAACGATATAATAGTTTTTGATCATCCGTGGCGAAAGTTCAGAGTAAACTTATATGTTTTGCAAAATGAGCTTAATGGTGTGGTAGTGCAATGAACATCTATGTTGATGGTAGCAAGCGCCATGCAGTTTCCAGAATGTTCCCTGTATGGGAGTCTCTGGAGCATGCTGTAGTAAACAAGCCGGGTAAAGCTGACATACAATTATCGGTGGTCAGGATCGGCAATGATACGGGGTTGCCAATTGTGTTGAGAGTTGACGGTGTGTATTACGACAAAGACATTGATTATAAGCACACCAATTTGTCAATTTGCAAGGCTCACCGTAAGGCCAATGCAGTTATCTATCAATCTAATATGGCGAGACAAATGTGTGAACGATATTTAGGCGAGCGACAGGGGCCATATAGTATAATCCATAACGGCATTGACCCATCTGGCTGGAATAATCCGGTGGCTCACACAGGTATAAATATATTCTGCTGTGGTAAGTGGCGCAGGCCGAAACGATTAGAGGAGACAATTAAAGTATTTAACCTCTTTAGGGAGAGATTCCCTTTTGCCAATTTATGGGTCATTGGTGGATTTAAGAAGGGCGGTAAGCCCATCCCAGGCGAAAACATTACTTATTGCGGGCAGATTGATCATGAGAAAATGCAGGGATTATATAGAATTGGTGATATGTTCTTACATCTGTGTAAAAAGGACTCTTGTCCCAGTTCAGTAGTTGAGGCTATAGCGGCGGGGATGCCCGTGATAACCACCAATGCCTGTGGTGGGGCTACTGAGATGTGCAGGCTAACCCCTGGATGCGTAGTTGTTCCGGGGGAGGCCGAAGGCACAGACCCAGATTATATTTATCGGGATGCCTACAACAAAATGCCTAAAGATGTGATGATTAATATGGTTAAGGAAATGATAGAAATTACTGAGAATAACCTAATAACATCATTGCCCTATGAATTGACAATTGAGCATGCCGCTAAGAAATACTTGGATGTTTTTGAGGGGATTATCCACTAAGAGAGGAGTAACCAATGTCTGTATCAGAGAAAAACATTGACAAAAAGCTAGATGATACTTTCTACCAGAAAACATTGCGTCCAGACCGCCAACAATCATACAAGCTGATCGCCAAATTCATCACCAGAATAGCATGGCCCCATCAGGCACAAAGTGCAGTGGATTATGGTTGCGGTGCTGGCTGGATTTTGCGCTGGCTAAACCATTACGGGGTTACTGACTTGATCGGGATTGAACCTAACCGGGCCGCTGCTTCGGTTATGAACCCGGCAACAAAAACTTGGGTTGAGTTTCGGTCATTAAGGCGAAGAATAAACCTGGATCGCAAGTTTGACCTGGCTGTATGCTTAGAGGTTGGGGAGCACCTTGAAGAGAGATATGCTGACTTGCTGGTGGAAAACATAACCAAATCTACCGACCTTCTAATATTCTCTGCGGCTACCCCGGGGCAGGGGGGCTGGGGTCATGTCAATGAGCAGCCGCTTGAATACTGGAAAGAGAAGCTAAGGCTGGTAGGCTTCCTCAACCTCCAGAGCATGACTGCCAAGTTTAGGGTTTATCTGGAAAACAAGGGTGCCAAGAAGTGGTATTGCAATAATATTGCGGTATTTGAGAGGGGGATAGTAACTTGAGCAAAAATTGCTGGCTTCATAAAGATCGTTTATGCAGTCCTAACTGCCTTGCTTTTCATGATCAATCTTCAACTGGAAAAGGGTGCTTGCTTCTTGATGGTTTCAGTTCACTAATTAAGCTGGAAAAATATTTATCAACGACTAAAGCAATGCTTATAAAAAACAAACCATGAACTACATAACTCGCAAAATAAACATTGACGGCAAACAGTGGCTATGCCGGTTAGAAGAGAACGGCGGCGGCATCCAGCGCTTCTTGCGGGGCAAGAATGCTACCAACGGTAAGTTGCGGGAGCCTGAGCTATTCTACATTCTCAAGCGGGAAGTCAGGCCAGGAATGACAGTTATGGATTTGGGCGCCAACTTGGGCTACCTAACCATGTTTTTCGCTGGAGCGGTGGGGAATACGGGCAGGGTATATGCGGTTGAACCTGATCCGATTAATTATAGCATGCTATGGCATAATGTAGAACTAAACCATATTGGACACATAGTGAAGCACAGTCAAATGGGAATTTCTAACACAAGTGGAGTTGTTGATTTCTACCCTGGCAAGGAGGAGCGGAACCTGGGCAGCATTAAGAAACACATAAAGTCCAACGGGAAAGCCATCGAAATACAGGTGCATCCCTTAACCACCTATTTCAAAAAACGAGAGCGTTTGCCAGATTTAATCAAGATGGACGTAGAGGGGCATGAGGTTGAAATCCTGGAAGGGGGGTTTGACCTGTTTAGCCAGCAGGACTTTCCCTGTAAGATAGTCATGGAACTGCACCCGACATTATATTCCAGTGAGCAGAAAATGGAGCAGCGGGTCAGGGCATACCTGGGCATAGGGTTTCAGATTAAATATGTTGTGTCGGCTGGAGTGCCCGTGCCGGATAAGTTCGGAGAGTGGGGATATACGCCGGTTGCAACCTTTCGGGATAAGCGGGGAGTGTATGAAGGATTCTCGGTTGACCATGCGATCCAGGCTTGCTGCTATCGGCATCAGCAATGGATGCCGGGAAAAAAGCGGTATTCGCCTAAGATTGCTAGGTATTTGATGATTGAGAGGGCTTAAGTGAATGCCGTGTTACGATTGTGGGAAAAAGTATGGGGGCGATGATTGGATCGAGGCTGTTATTCCAGACTTGATTTGGGAAGTGATCAGTCCAACGAAGGGCAAAAATCCAGATGGAGGTATTCTTTGTATATCTTGTATGGCATGCCGATTAAAAGAAGCTGGATATACAAAAGTCCCTGTTTGGCTCTGCGGGACCGAACCCTTTAGGGCCGTAGAAGGTGATCCATCAGATAATTTGAGTTTATTGAAAACCTACAAACAAAAAACAATATGAACATAACTTATATTTACCACGAATACCGAAATCGCCGTAAGCGATATGCCGATGAGATGACTAAGCTGGGGCATAAAGTGTCTTTGCTCCCCGTGGCGAACAAGAAAGCTCCCGGCCTGATTACCTGCCAGCAGATTAAGGATACTAAACCTGACCTCCTTTTCCTGCTCAGTCCATTCTATATCGCCAACAAGGTAATCACTGATGAGGCTATTGCCTGGGCCAAGAACAGGGGCACCCCCATTGTCTGTTATTCAACCCTCAACACCCAGGTACCGTTTACGGAAATGAATGCGACATGGAAAGCCTTTGATATATTCTTTGCTCAGCAGAGGCAATTGACAACACACCTGAAATCAATAGGAGTGAATGCTCACTATATGCCGCTTGGCTTTTATCCCGATCAGTATCCGCCGAGGAGGGGAGCAAAGACCCTGCCTATATCGTTTATGGGCAACCCTCAGACTACAGTCAATGGTAGCGACAAGCGAGTTGAGTATGTGAAGACACTAGCAGGACGTGGCATTAAAGTATGGGGCAAGGCGTTTAATGGTAAAGGGATTGAGGCTAAAGCATTCAACGGCCACGCAAGGCAATGTGAAGTTTATGCGCAGAGTAAAATCAACTTAGACTTGCCATTCATAAACTCAGCACACCCGTTTTATGCTAACATGTATCACCTTAAGAACCGCTTCTTTGAGGTACCAGCCACCCAAAATTTTCTGCTTACGGCAATGTGCGGGGAGTTCACGGATATATTGGGCGAGGACATGGTGGGCTACTATGATGACAGCCCAGAAGGGTTGCGGACGGCGGTTCATGAATATCTGGGGAATGATGCCCTGCGTCAGGGGATGGCTACCCGTGCTCATGTCGAGGTAATGGCTAAGCATACTTTTGGGCATAGGTTTAGGGAAATGTTTAGAGTATTAGAGGTATAAGAAATGGAATGGATGATAGAAGATGCAACAATCCCGTTGGCTTCTTTTGGGGCATTTGGACATAAATTTGTTTTCACATTGTTTGAATTATATCTTGGCCTTTATGATAATTATGGATTTAGGCTCTTTACCATCGTGGTTCATAGTAAAGAACAATACTATAAGTATACAGGGAGTTTGTTGGGATTGTCGCTTGATACAACGGGGTCGATTACGGTACGCATCCAGTTTTTGTTTCATCGAATAATTATCAGTAAATTGCAAAAACATAATCCCTTTACTTTCTTCTATGAGCCGGGCTCATTGTTTTGTAAAAGGTGAACCATTAATGGGGACTGAACGGGGACCGGGATTTTACACTGGTGACAAATACATGAAGCCGGAAATTTATGCTCGCTATGAGCCAGTATACCGGCAGGCGGTTAGCCTTTTGCCTCCCCCTGGTGTTTGCCCCAGGATTATTGACTTAGGGTGCGGGGTTGGGCATTTTGCCCGCATGGTAGACGAAGGAGGCTATGCAGGCTATCTGGGCATTGACTTCTCAGAGCAAATGTTAGAGAAGGCCAGAGCGAATGCACCAGGGCTTCAGTTTGTACAAGGGGATTTATTGGAAAGATCGTCTCAGTGGATTTATAATAATAATGGGATTTTTGTCTTACTCGAAGTATTAGAACACATTAAAGATGATTTGGCAGCCCTGGATAATATCTCCTTCGGTAGCCAAGTCATATTTTCAGTACCGAGTTTTGATGCCCGCTCCCATGTGAGGCGTTTTAAGAATACCGGGGCGGTTATTGCTAGATATGGGCACTTGCTAAGGTTTGATAAAATTGTACAGTTGCCTTGGGGCAAGTCAAACAAGGTGTTTATGTTCAAGTGTGAGCGAATATGAAAACATTTTGGCTATTTAGAACCAACTTACGGCAGTTTGAATACTACCATCAGTATACCAACCTGGCCGAATTCAAGAAGAAATGCCATGATTTTTATCTGTTACAGGGCATCTGGTTTTTAGAGAATGGCATATTTGACGAAGTGGTTATCTGGAGGCTTACACCAAAAGACGTTAGTGAAACAGAGATAGTATTTGACATTAACGGAAAGAAATTTATACAACGATTTGTGCATAATTTTGATGAATGCTTTTACCACCAGAGCCCAAGTATTACATTTTTTAGGGGGGGGTTCCCCGAATATGGGAAGCTTACCAAAACGCTACCTGATTATTTTGGGCTAAGCCTCTATTGCGGGACAGGGCAGCGAGTAAGGCCGCGGCACGGCGGGGAATATAGCAAGATACTGGTGGAAGATGACCTGGATTTAGAAAATGGTGATATCCCGTTTTACAAGACGGCTAATCAGCAAATATTTAGACCGATAAAGGCAGAACAGCAATATGACATCTGCTGGCCTTGCAATTTCAGCCAGATTAACTGCAAGGGCCAGCAGTTCTTTATCGACGAAGTAGGGAAATCAGCATATTTGAAGCAGCTTAAAATTTTACATGTGGGTAATAAGCCGGAGATGGGCAGGAAGCTATGTAAACAGTGCAGGGTATCAAACATTGAATTCGCAGGGTATGTTTCCAGACCAGAATTAAACACCCTGTTAAATCAGAGCAAGCTAGGTTTGATCACTTCAAACCAACTTGATGGTAGCCCCCGAATACTCACTGAGATAATGGCATCGGGAATTCCGCTGTTAATCAATGGTTGGACAAGGAGACTGAAGTATTACCATAGCGGGGCTGTTGTGGGGTTCCCTCAAGGCGGCATAGAGGCTAGAACAGCAGAAGCAATGAGAAACTATGCACGGCTAAAGCGAAGGGCACTGGCGGGCTTAGAATGCCTCTCAATGGATACTATTTGCAAACTGAACCTAAGCCAGTGGGGGTTAGCGTGAAAGGCTCAAAAGTAGCAGTCTACTTCTGCAACGGCATAGGCAACCTCCTTATGATGACACCGGCAATCCAAGCCCTGAGCAAGTTATACGGTGATTCCAAGGTGGATATTGTAATGCCTTCTGAGTGGAACGATTACCGTGCTCCGATTATAAAGGACATTCTTAACCGCTGGGGATTAATTGGCAAGGTGATAAGCTTTCCGGTGGATAAATTCTATCCCAAAAGTTACAAACTATTATTCACCACGGCCCATTGTGAGCCTTCACAGGCTGCCAGTCTGTTCCAGCAAAAAGGGAATAAGTTTGGGAAAGCTGACTGGCTAACCGATTATCCGCATGAGATTGAATACTACATGTCCGAGGTTTATGGGCTTGGTTATAAAGGGTTGACCCCACCCATCGTAGCACCAATGGCAGAGCAGCCCACATTACAGGGCGATAAGCCCAAGATAGCTTTTTATAATGGGGCGGCCAGCCTATCAAAACGATACAGGTGGGAACGAAAGAGATGGGATAGATTTGGGGAATTGGCAGAGGAACTGCACAGCTACCATGGGGCGGACATTGTTTTTCTTGGAGGAAAGTCTGAGCAAAAAGAGGGGAAAAGGTTAGCCGGTAAGTTCGAATTTGTTACTAACTATGCCGGTAATCTGTCTTTCATGGAGTCTGTCAAGGCGCTAAGCCAATGCAAGCTAATGATAAGCACGGATTCAGCATTGATGCACGCAGCCGGGGCCGTAGATGTTCCGGTGGTAGCTTTATTCGGAGCAACCATGGTGAGCAAAAACCGCCCCTACTCCGGCAAGCATGCCATAGTGAGAGGTAAATGTGCTTATGCCCCCTGTCAGTACAGGAGTCAATTTTACACATGCAAGGATTTTAAATGCATGGATAGTATTTCAGTTGGGCAGGTAATGCAAGCTGTGAGAGAAATGGGGGTGCAACGACAATGAACTTCTTGCTGTATTGGGGAATAACAGCTATAAGTGTAATCCTTGTGGTGTTTTGGTTCTGGGGTGGTGTTGGTATTCTTTGTATTGATCGAAATCGTTCAGGTGATCGAGGATTAATGAAAATAATAGTAAAAATGATTGTGAAATACAGGGTTTTGGTGTTTTTTGTCCATATAACATTGTGGCCTTCTTTGCTTATGTACGTAAGCAAATAATTCAAGGGGTATTTTAATGGCAACCGACATAATGGTAGTTAGAGATTATGAACTAACAACCAAAACAGCCCTACAGAATTACCTGGGCATCAATGATGACACCCCAGAGCTATTTGTGGCTATCCGACTCATGAAGGCGGCCACTGATTTTATTGAGGGTCAATTGATAAGCTCGGATATTATGCAAGGGGGATATTGCTCCCGCCGATTTAAAGCCACTGATTATGCCCTGGCGAAATATTCTGGGGAGGGATTTAGGGATTTGCTAATGAGGCAATATCCGATTAATTCCATTACCACGATCATAATTGGCGATACAACCGAATTCCCGTCTGGATCAGATACCCTGGCCGACCTGGGATTTTATATTGACGCTGACATTACGGGAAATATTATAAACACCGGGATTTGGCCTACAGGTGATCCCCAAAACATACAGATTACCTATAATGCGGGTTTTGCTGAGATTCCTTATGATTTAGAAATGGCCGCCATTGGGATGGTAGCTTTGAAATATAATATATACAAGGAGCACTCGGAAGGATTCAAATCAGAAAAGAAGGGGCTATATACCTACACCATGGCCGATATTGACAAAGACAATCCCTTCGGCGGCGGGCTGATTAAGGATATACTGGATCAATTTAGGAAGCCAACATTTTGAGTTACCCATCATTACTAAACCTAATCTGTGATATACAGGAAGAGACGGTTACTTACTCTGATACTGGCTCCCCGTCAACGGCTTGGGCAGACAAGGCGACCAATGAAAAGTGCGGGATACAGCCAGCATCCGGCGGTCTGGTAAGTGCCGAATATGCAGAGCGGTATAATATAACCAATGTGGGATTCTTTTTAATCAGTGCGGATATAGTAGCTGGAAATAAGGTGATTGTGGGTGGCACTGAATATATAGTCAAGCGGGTATTTGATGCTGCTGGCAGGGGGCACCACAAAGAAGTTGGGCTGGAGTTGAAAGCATGAACAAGTACCCGCAGATCAATCCAGATGATTATCAACAAGGCTCACCAGAGAGAGTTTTAGCTGAATACCTGGTTGCCTGGCAAAACGAAGATTGGAATAAGATGCTGGGGTCTACTCAGTTAACCTGGCGCAGCCAGACAAAAGAGGCAACCGAAAGGCTGAAGGCTCAGCATGAATTCATGAAGCTAAAAGGGGCTGAAATGATAAGCGCCAAGACCCCGCCTGGTGTCAATGGTTCAGTATGTCAGGACATAATTGCCACCATCTTTTATACCGTCCCGGCGGGAGAGAAAAAATTTAGAAAAATGGTTAAGGAAAAGAAAATTAAGGCAAGGCTTATTCGCGAATCCGCTCCCTTTAAGGCAGATAAAGATGGCGAGTGGGGAGTTAATCCGGTATCGGCATTGAGGACGGCTTAATGGCTGTAGCAGGCGGCTTCAGGTCATCGTTTGCGTTGGATACAAGTAGCTTCATGGCTGGTATCCGGAGGGCTAAGGCCGAATATGAGCGGCGGGCAAGGCAAGCTATTAATCTGGGGGTAATGCTCTTTGAGCGGGAAGTAAAGAAAGAACTCAGTAAACCAGGGACGGGTAGGTTATATAAACGCAGGAGACGAAGGGGAAGGGGGCAGTTTCACAGGGCATCGGCAGAGGGTCACCCACCGGCTTCAGACATGGGGATACTTAGATCATCCATTACACATTTGGTAGAGCGGGAGCTTTTGGCTTGGGTTGGGCAGGTAGGAACTGATGCGCCATATGCACGCATACTGGAATTCGGTGGTTATACTGGTAGGGGCGGGGCGACATTCATAGCGGCCAGGCCATTTATCTTGACCACCTTGGAGCGCATACGACCTCAGTTGCTAATAATCTTTGCGGCAACACTTGGGGGATAATAATGATTTTTATAGAAATTGGCGGGGTTTTGGTAGTTATCCTTTTGGTTTTAGTGTTTTCTTTGCCGGATGGTGGAGGGACACGCCGGAGTATACGGCCAACAACAAAGCGTCCTGGCCCTACAGCATGGAAGCCTATGAATGACTGTTTGTAAATATTGTGGTGAGCCCCTGAAAATGGGAATGGTCATTTGCTTGGCTTGTGGCAGACATCAGACCAACAAAGGAATAAGGTTGGTTAGTGAGTATGTGTACACGGTAAGTAAGTTTAGGGGTGGGCAAATCAAGCACAGCCCAGACAAAAAGGTATTTTATCCTTTCGCCAGGTAGACCATGAAAGATATTAAAGCCATAATTTATAGCACCATTACCGATGATGCTACATTCAAAACTTTAACGGGGGCGACTGCTAGTGACAAGAGATTATACCGCAATTTTCCCCCGGAGCAGGTTGATAAGACAAATCCCTGGGTAACAATGTTTACCATCGCAGGGGGGTTATTCGGGCCTGATCAGATTGGCGATGTGCAAGTACCGGATATTATCCTGACGCTGGATATATGGGGGCTGGATGCTGATGCAGTAGATGATGTATTTGACCAACTCGTGATATTGCTCAACCGGCAGACCTTAACGGCCACAGGCCATAAGATATTTTATGTGGGACTGGACGGATTCAATGATTTAGTGGAGGTAGAGCCAGACGAAACCATTTACCACAAAAACTGTAGGTTTCGGCTAAAGGATATAGTGGAAACCTGAGCAGGATAAAACTTAACTAAGCCGGGGAGGGGGTAGCTCCCCCGTGGATTCCCTTATCCCCCTGGTAAGCCAATAATGAAGGGGTTGTTGGCGGGCATTTTGTGTCCGTTGATGACCCCTTTTTTGTTGGATAACAACTTAACCACAAGGAGGAAAGAGAAATGGGACAGATCGGAAGTGTTGAAAACATAGTTTTTGGACTGTGCAATGTAAGTATTGGCGGAGTCAATCTTGGGTTTTCTAAGGGAGGGACAGAAGCCATAATTACCCAATCGGTTGTAGAGGCCACCATAGATGATGCTGGCGATGTTCCCGTGGCATTATACGACAAGGGAACAATGATTGAGGTTGTAGTAAACATGGTGGAATATGCGGACTTAGACAAAATCGCTTTGGCATTTCCAACGGCAACCATAAGGGCTGATCGCATAACATTTGGCAGACAGGCCGGGAGTGTAATCTCCTCCGGGGTGCTTATCATAGACCCGCTTGATAGCAAAGGGCACAATATTACTATCTACAAGGCTGCTCCTGTAGGTGAGGCAACCCTGGGATATAACAACGATGACCTCAGAGTGTTTACCGCCAGATTCAAAGGATTATATGACAGCAGCCGCTCGGAAGGTGATCGTGTATTCCGTATTGGCGGACCTAATTCCTAGGGGGGGATATGAAGGAAATAAATTATGATGAGGTGCTTTGCGAAGAGGGCTTGACCATAATCCTCAAAGGCAAAAAGTATGAAGTTAAGGCTCCCTCTTTGCTTCAGATATTTGCTTTTGAGAAAATGACTAACGACTTGGCCAAGCTGAAAACCATGAGCAAAATCGTTTCCCAAATCAAGGGCATTATCCGTACCGTTTTTGATGCCGTGCCGGATGAGGTATTGGATAATTGTCCCCTTAAAGTGCTCAGGAAAATGCTTGCTGATGTCAAGGAGCTTATCCAGCAAACCATGTTTCCTGGTATGCCCAAAGAGGGAATAACAGACAAAAAAAAACAGTAGATCGCTATAAAGCGGTCTTTGAGGGCTTTGCAAGGCTAGCCAGGATTTACGGGTGGACACACAACCAAGTTGGGTCATTAACCGCCAAGCAGTTCTGGGCATATCTTGGGGCGTCTGATGTAATCATGGCTGGAGAGCAACTAAGAGCGATTGAGGCGGTAACTTATCCCCTAATGAAAGACAGCGACAGGCAAAAGATTTTCTCAAGTTACATGATGATTATTGACCCTAAGCATGAAGAGAAACAGATAGCAGCTTCTATGGCTAAGCTGGATGCGCTCAAGGGCAAGTTTGGTTACAAAGGAAAAAGGTAATGGCATTTGATGCAGGTAGTCTTGTAGCTAGGCTAAGGCTGGATACCAGGGGCTTTGTAGCGGGCTTGCGAGGCACCACTGCCCAGTTGGGCCAAGTAGACAGACAGGCTATTAGAACTGACAGTGTCTTTGGCGGTCTGTCCAGGACGGCGGGCACCCTTGCCCGGACTCTTGGCCCTGCACTGGGGCTGGGGGCCTTGGTGATTGGTTTTAAGAAATCCATTGATGCCGCTGGTGAATTTGAGAAAGAGTTCGCCAATGTAGCTACCCTGGTTGATACCACAACCGTAAGCATGGATAATCTTAAAGAAGGCATCATGGAAATGAGCGTGGATGTAACCAAAACCACCACCGACCTAACCCAGGGGCTATATCAGGTAATCTCTGCTGGCGTGGATAGCGCTGATGCCCTTGAGGTTTTAAGAGTGTCTGCTGTAGCCGCTACTGCTGGCCTCTCAGATACCCGGACATCGGTGGATGCCATTACCACTGTTTTAAATGCTTATGGTCTGGCGGTAGATCAAGCTACCGATGTTAGTGACCTGATGTTCCAAACTGTAAAGTTAGGCAAAACTACTTTTACGGAACTTGCCAGCTCAATCGGTACGGTGATTTCCCCGGCTGCTGCGGTAGGAATTGAGTTAGAGGATTTATTTGCAACGATAGCTACCCTCACCAAAGGAGGCATTGAGACCAGAACGGCTACTATGGCTCTGCGTGCTACCTTGATGTCAATTTTAAAACCCACCGATGATGCCAGAAAAATGGCTAAAAAGCTTGGACTGGAGTGGTCAGCAAATGCTCTCAAAATCAAAGGATTAATTCCTTTTTTGAATGACATGAAGGAAGCTACTGGCGGTAACACTGAGATAATGGCCGAGCTTATTCCCGAAACCAGGGCGTTGAATGCAGTGTTAGCCCTAACTGGCTCACAATCTGAAGAGTTGAACAGAATATTAGGAGAGATGGGGGAACGGTTAGGCTCAACCCAAGAGGCTTTTGAGAAACAAGAGGATATTTATGAAGCTCAAGCCAAGAAACTGGGAATCCTGGTTGACAGAATACAGATTAAAATCGGTAATTATTTTTTGCCAGCCCTAACCAGAATGTTGCGGGGCACCCTTGACATATTTGATGAAGTAGAAAACAGGCTGGCCGCAATAGAGCTAAAGGGATTGACCGCACAGCTAGAAGATAACACAAGAAATATAAAAATGTGGGCATCCGAATTGTCAAAACTGGAAACAGGGGCGGTTAGTCTTGGTCAAAGATTGCGGGAAGCTTTAACAATTGAAACTCGTGTGGAAGCCATAACTCGCGTAAAAGGCAGCATTAAAGAACTAGCCACTGAGTCCCAAAACCTGCAAAAACAGATTACAGAAACCATGGATACCTTTAAAACCAAAACCAACGAAGCAACTACTGAAATCAATAAACTAGCTAAAGCCACCGAAGAAGCTGCTGGAAAAATAAAAACTGGCTGGAAAGAATTGACGGATGACATGAAAGGCTCTCTTGAGGAACTGGGAGTTGTTACCAAGCCATTATTTGACGAGCAGGCGAATACCGCCCTGGCAGCATTTGAGCAAATCGCCGATCAGCAGGCACTCAACTATGATGATCGAATTAAGCTAACAGAAGCCTTTTTCGCCAATTTAACCAGCCTGGCGGAAGGGATTGACCCAAAAACAGCACTGGGATTTGATCCCGAACTAGCCTTGTCAGAGCTTGCGGAGATGCAGGAAGCGGCCATAAGCGGCTTAACTGAGACTACCAACGCAACAGGAGATTTAATCAAAAAAGCCGGAGATGCCATGAAAACCGAGGGGGATACGATAACCCTAACCCTCAAGGGCCAGGCTGTTTCTACCCAACAATACATAAAAACCATTTCTGATTCAGTCTCCGAATGGCTTAAGTCTGCTACAACACAAACGGTGTTTGAGATTGATATTCGCAAAGCTGCCCTACAGACAGGACTTAATGATATGGCGGTAAGCGTTTCCCATTGGGCAAATGAATATATGGGTTATGAGATGGAAATAACTGGGTTTATCACAGGGGAAACAAAAAAAAGAGAGGCTATCGTAAATGCCTCTGTCCAGACAATGATCAATAGTCTGCTTGCATACCAACGGCAACTAGCCACAATTCGGATGCCTGAAGTTGGGGAAATGCCCAGTGCTCAGCTTGGTATGCCCCGTGTCCCCAGGGACATGCCCGTTTTTGTGCACGAGGGCGAGGCTATAATTCCCGCCAACCAGAATCTCAACAATGACAACCGTCAAGATAACCGGCAAGTGTCCATCACCATAAATCAGCAGCCAGGAGAAAGTACTTCTGATTTAGTGGATTCCTTACAGCAAGCGCTGGAATTACCTGGGGATTATTCCTGATGGCGGTCTGGTATTATCCGGCGGGGAATAGGGGTGCAGCTACCAAAATCGTAACGATTCCTCTGTTTGAAGCAGCCCCATCACGGTTCCCTAAATTTACACATCAGTTTGTGGATGTAATGGCAGATGGAACAAAAAAACAACAGGATTTGGGCAATGCCCGCCAAGAAATAGTTTTGAATATAAAAAACTTAGTCTTGGCCTACAAGAATGCCCTGGTTGATTTTATTGAAAACTATACTGATTACTCCAGTGAAAATTTTGATTGGGATGCTGACGATGGTACCCAATACGATAATTTGTTTTTCTTGATAAGAAAAAATGATTTCAGAAAGCATAATGTAACATTGTTCGATGAGCAAATACGCATGATAGTGGAGCCGACTTAATGTTTACTTTTCCCGCTAATTTCATAACTGAAATGCTCAAGAATGCAGGCGTAGAGTGGCGTACCCTGCTGGAGATAGAGGCAGCCAGCACGCTATACTATTCTGATCAGAAACTTACCGTTGACGCTCAAGTCTATTCGGCTATGGTCAAGGGTTTTGGTAAGGTACGAAATGGTAGAGCAGGCGTAGAGTTATATAACATCCCTAGAATAGATGACCAGATTAAACCGGGACAAACGATTACTTTCTACTTCTGGATGGTAGGGCTGGCCTCTGGTGACAAAGCCAAGATTTTTAAGGGTGTCATTAACGAAGATATTAAGGGCGGGGCACCTACATTATCATTTACTTGCTCTGGTATGGGCGAGTGGTTTGATAAGGAAATTTTGCAGCCATTATCTCCAGCCAGCTATCCCAATGCTGACCCCAGTTATTATGGCCGATTTATACCCGAAATACTTGGGGTAGTAAAGAATATTGAATGCCTGCCCATAGAAGCGGGCATGGCGACTACTCTGCGGGCAGATATTACCTCAAGCCAGACCACAATTGAAATCACGGATTATGCCCATGAGAGCCTTGCATTCCCCTCCTCCGGCACTGTATTTATTGGTGATGAGAAGATTACTTACACTAGTATTACTCAATCAGATACCCCCACGCTAAACGGCTGCACCAGGGGGGTAAGCGGTACTACCGCTACATCGCATAGTTATGGCGATGCGGTACTAGAAGATGTGGCCAGTGTCAAATATAAAATGTGTCAGTCTGACACAACCAATCCAATACAAGCTATGACCAAGCCCCGTATTATTCCCCTGGGCAGGACCGTAAAAGAGGCAGTGCAGATAGATGCATCTGATTACTCGACCAACTTAAATACAGGAGAATTTACCTTAACCAACCTGCCAGCTATCAGACGCAAAATAGCCATTGCGGTAACTCAACAGCCCACCCACACAAATCCCGTTCAACCAGACCAGCCAATTACTACTCAGCCTATAGTTGATGTAACTCCGGGCACTCACGACCATATAGAATCTCAGCAAACCATTTCACTGTTCATGGATACCAACTCAAATTTTGGGTTTTCTTCAGTATTAAATAACGAAAGAATTGTGAATGGTAAATTCACCGAATCTGGTTCTTGGGACCCGAATCTTTCAAACTGGGAAATCAAGGTGCAGATGTCGGCCTATGCCGGATATTCTGGCGATTTGGTAGAAGGTAGAATTAAAGCCAGGTTGTGGCGGTCTGTATCAGCAGATTTTACTGCCCAAACAAAATGGTATGTCAATGGTGGGTTGAAAGAAAGCATAGATTGTGTGCTAAATGATGCTCCAGTAACTTATACAGGAGCATGGAAAACCTTAACGAGTAATGACTGGGCGGATTTTCTTAATTCTAATAGCTATTTGACTGTATCCTCTTCTTCAGGGATTCCATCTGGCATAATTTATGGCAATGAGGTGTGGTTGGAAATTAGATTTACCCCCCCATCCCCCAGCAAAATCCTTACCTCCCCCAGAACTACCGATACCGTCAGTAACAGAACTACTGATATGGATTATACGCAACAAGACGCCCTAGTAGGCGGTGATTCGGTGACAGATGCTTTTGGGGGGCCGCTTATAGCCAATGCTGAAGGGCGCAAGGATACTTCTGGTGGCCATTACACTGGCACACCCAATGCCCTGATAGAAAAACCCTGGGAGCAAATTCATTTTATGCTGGAACAATTCGGCAACGGTATAACCCACAGTGACATAGACATTTCTGGTTCGTTTGCTGACTGCGATACTAACTTGCCAAGTAACTGGAAATGGGGCTTTGCCATAACCAAAAATCTCCACCTGAATATCTTATTGAAACGGCTTGAACTACAAACCTGGTGTCGTTTTAAATGGGGGTTGGATGGGTTGGCCCGGCTGGAGCGCATTAAGACCAGCGGAACATCTATCAGGACATTAAATACCAACAGTGATTGCTTCCTTAGCGGGAAACTAGGGGATACCAACAGAGAGCTACTAATAAAATTCAGACGGCCAAAGTTAAACCAGCTTGCCAATAAAGTAGCTGTGCAATATCTCCTTGACCCTACCCTGGGGCATTGGAGCAATCCTGATGCATATGATGAGATAATTGAGGATTCTGATTCAGATAGCATAACTGAATATGGAGAACGCAAAAAAACCTGGAGAATGTGGGCGGTAAGAGATGACACTATGGCTCAGACATTGCGGGGGTACTTGCTGGATTATTACAAAGACCCCAGGCAGGCTGTTTCCTACCTTACGGATTGGACACAGCTTCAATTACAAAGCAATGATTTGGTGGATATAATTAGCCAGCCTTCGGGAATCAGCGGGAAACATAGAATTTTTGATGTGGCCTATGATATGCCCATACCGCTCAGAGACAAAGGATTAAAGGTTCAGCTTACCCTGGTTGATCTGTTATCGGGGACTTTATTGCTTCCCGATCCGATCAGTTGTATTGCTGCTGGTGTTGATCCAACGACAGATGTAACCTTTTTAGTTGTTCCTATTCCCGCTGGATGTATAGCTACTGGTGTTGATCCAGGGGTGATATTAGGCTCAACGATTGCCATACCTTCCCCCGCTGGATGTATCACTACTGATACCCGGTATTTCGATTCCAGTATATATTTTGATTCAACTAGATATTTTGGTGTCCTCCCAATTGTGATACTAGGTTCAACAACTGCCCTCCCTGCTCCTGCTAATTGCATCACCAGCACACTGATAGGACTTGTACATACTGGGCACTTAGTTATTCCTGCACCTGTTGGCTGTATTACTGCTGGTGTTGATCCTGGGGTAATTTTAGGTTCAATAATTACCACCCCCGCCCCTGCTAGCTGTATAACTAACAGAGTTAATCCAACGATAGTTATAGGCGCAGAAGACTTAACAACTTATACTGAAGTTGACCCGAATAGTCGCATAACAGTAACCTCGGCCAGGAGTACATTTACAGGATTAACAAGAAATGAAGACGCTTATGTTTATAAAGATTTTGGTGCTTTTTATTTTGGTGATTTTGAAATATATGCAGATGTTCGGTTGAATTCAGGGAGCGAGAACGACTCTTTGGTTGGTATAATCGGTTTGTCTAATACAGTAAATGATTGGGATGATTGGGGAGCTGGTCTTTCAGTTCATTTTATGAAAGCAGGTGGAAACAATTATCTTGTTCTATTCGAGATAGGTGGCTCTAATGATTTTTATGTTATTTCGGGGGACACAACCTATTATGTAACCTTCGAGAGGGTGGGCACGGCTTGCACTTTAAAAGTATATTCTGATTCTGCCAGAACCAATTTATTGGACACTCTGAGTATAACGGTGAACACAACGACATGGAGATATTTATATGTGACCATCAGTGGTAACACCGGAGACTCTTATGCTTGTAGCGGATATTCAGAAAACATTAAAATACTCTAAAAAGGAGAACATAACATGGCTCTAATACCACCGGATTGGATTACTGCCGCTCCAGACGCAGGAAAAGAGTTACAGGTTGGGGAAGAAGGTGGAGCGGGAGATATTATAAACCGTCCTGCAAAAAAACTATGGGAATATATGCAACTAAATTCTACAAATGTGAAGTGGTATGGAGCTAGTGGGTCTGAGCAGGTAACTACTGGCTCAATTACCACTGGTACTAATACCCTAACACTTGCTGCTGCCATAGACTTTGAGGATGGCCAGGGGATTTTAATAGCCGGGGCTGGAGCAGCAAGTGCAGATTTAATAACGCAAATTTCCAGCGGGGGCGGAACAGTTAATTTGGTGTTGGTTGATAATGCCTCCACAACGGTATCAGGAACGGCTGTTAAGCATGATGATACTACGGCACTTCAAGGTGCCTTAAATGCAGCCTCTGCTGCAAAAACATTTTTGAAAATTCCCCCAGGAACCTATCTGTTTTCCAATTTGTCACTTGGAGAAAGTTTTGAGGGAAAGGGAATAATCGGATATGGCCGTGAGGCTACAATTTTAGAGCATACAGGATCAGCAAATGCTATTGATATGAACAAGAC